TGACGGACAGGTCGGTTCCCAAGTCGCGAGGTTACCGCAAATCCTCCACCCCCCACCCGTCACCCTCAGAGGGTTGGCCCTCTTGCTGAACCCGAGGCGACGGTTGCCCGCCGTCCACCGGCCACCCGTCCAGGCCGATCGCTGGTCGCACCTTGACACCGAGGTCTGTGCGCGTCTTGACCTGATGGCACGCGACGCACAGACTCTGCAGGTTGTCGTCCGTGTCCGGCCCACCGTTCACGAGCGCCACGACGTGGTCCACCTCTTCAGCAGCCTTGACCACACCGCGACGCAGGCAATGCACGCACAGCGGGTGTCGCATCAACTGCCGCTCACGTCGGCGCTCCCACCGACGTCCGCGCAGTCTCTTCACGAGTGCCTTACCCATGGCCGCGATGTGTACCACACCGTGGGTTGTTGTCAACGAGTGAGCGTACAACCGTGTGGTTTTTTTGTTCCATGTACCATGTCACTATTTTAGTCGTTTTACGGCAAATGTTTGTTAATGTGTACGTGTAAGGTTAATTCCCGCAAAACGGGGGTTAAAAGTGACATGCGACATGGTAACCGGACCCCGGTGTTTACCAAATGATCAAAAATCACGGTCCTCCGGCCCCGATTGGCTATCCACTTTCCGCGAATGGGTTTGCTCGGCGTGCGAGCTGATCTGTGCCCCATAGCTGCTCCATTGGAACCACCTGTAACGTACACCACGGTTCGTGCGCGCTGCCTCAAGCGGTTTCATCAGTACCTCACCGGTGCCGTCACCCGACCAAAAGCGCTGGGCCGACGTGATCCGACGCGCGAACATGGTGCTGGACATCACGCCGTGCCCGTTGTCCTGAGCCCAGAAAGCGTATGCCCTCCAAAGCACCATCTTGTCAACCTGTAGCAGTGCGGCATCCGTCCACCGTCCGAGTTCCTTGGCTGGCAACGCCCGTGTCTTGGCCAACATGGCGTCGATGGTGGCCACTGACAGTGGCTCACTGACCTGCTGCAGGAACTGACCGAGCACGTCCTGCTCCCGGCGGTAGACCTTTGTCTCAGCCGTCACCGTCACCGGTGTGTACCGCCGCAGACCGTGCTCGAGGTACTTGCGCGCACCGGCCACGATCCACCGCAGCACCTCTTCGCGCCGCTCGCCGCGCTCAAGCTCGGTGCTTAGGGTTACGTCTTTAAGGCGCTGGGCAATACCAGCCGCGATCTCTTCGGGCTCCCCGAAACGCACGCGAGCCGGGATCATGCGTATCCGCTCCCAAACCCCGTCGTCGGTGCCGGAGATCTCCGGTTTGTGGTTGGTGCCGATCGTGAACTTGTGCGTGACGGGGAACTCGAAGTAATCCTTATGGGCCATACGGGCGCGCACCACCTTGTCGCCCGTGAGGGACTTGACGACGGCCTCGCGCAGCTTGCCACGCTCACCGGTCTCGCTGACGTAGGCGAACCGCCGGCCGTGTAGCTGGGCCATCATGTACAGGACGTTGTTACCGTTCTCGACCCGGTCCTGGGTCTCCAGAAACGATCCGGCGAGCGTGATGGCGTATCCACCGAGGGCACCGGCCACTGCGTCCATCAGGATGTTCTTGCCGTTGCGTCCCAGACCGTAGAGGACGGCCATGCAATGCTCGCGCGTGTATGCCGTGGCGCAGTACCCGAACCACACCTGCAGGAAGTCCGCCATGTCCTGGCTGTCGGCGATCTCCAGCACCTTTTGCGCCCACCACTCGTAACCCTCACCGGTCACGTAGTCGCTCCCGGTGTTCAGGGTTAGACGATCCTCCAGACGGGGCCAATGCAGCTCCCCGGTCCGCAGATCAACGACCCCGTTGCGACAGGCCAGCATGGCCGCGTCGGGGTTCATGGTCACGGGGTTCTTGAGCAGCAGTGCTTGCGCCTTCTTTAGGACCAGCCGTGCCACGGTGCCGATCGTCTTGCCCGCCTCGCAGTACCGGATGAGCTTGTCGAGGTGGTCACGCCGCCGGGCCAATGCATCGGCCTCGGCCAACCCTTCGCGGACTGCCCGCTCCAGATCGGTCAACACGCGCAATCGCTCACGGTGGTAGTCATGGCTCATGTGCATCACCAGGGCATACACGTAATCCTCAGCACCGTCGGCAACCCAGCGTCCAACGTGGTCCATGTAGACGTGCAGACGACCGTCTCCCATACAGAACAGATGCATGTACTTGGTGACAAATGCGTCCGCCAACCGTTTGTCGGTCTCGGCCCCTGTGCCCTCGAAGATGTCCTCAATGTTGGGCGTGTCGACCCGGGGCTTCTCGCCGTCCGGCTGGCGCGTCATCTCGCGCAGTTGCTGCGCCCTTCGCCGGGCAAATTCTTCTTCAACGGTCATGGGTGTGTTCCTCGAAATGGCTGCCGTGTGGCGTTGCCGTGCTTGACCACTTGTTCAAAGACCCAGTTCTCGAGATCGGCCCAGTTGCGGGAGTCGCAGTGCCCGTGATGGCACCGGTAACCACCGACCCACCCGTTCGACTTGTCGGGGTAGGCCACGGCTGAACCGGACGTCGCCCTGTCGGTGTGTTCGTCGACCCATGGGCACGTGACGTTGACCCAACCACGGCCACGACCCGTGACACGGCCGAGGCGCTTGAGACCCTCCAGGACCAGTTCAAAGTTGCGCTTACGTTCAGCAGACACCGCTGTGTCTGGCTCGGCGTAGCTGCGTACACTGATCACCGCCCGCACCGCGCGGGCGAGCTCTGTAGCATCAACTGACGCATCAGGGAACCATCCGGCAAGCCGGCACTGGAAGGGTTGCCCGTCACGCGTGTACTTGAGTTTGCCGTTGATGCCCTGGGGCAGACGAAACACCCGTGTGACTCCCAGCATGCCCGGGTCGGGTCCGCCGCCTGTGATGGTCTGCGTCAGTCCACGTATAAGTGCGTCGGCCAACAGGAAGTCGCGTATCGGTTCTCGCAGCCTGAACACCGCTTGATAGTTCCCTGGGCTCGTCTCAAGCACCATGGTTGGCACTACGGATGGCGGTACGCGGGACATGTCGACCTTCGTCCCGATGTCGTCGATCATCAGGGTGTACAGCCCGGCGAACTGGTCTTTCCGCCGTCTGTACCGCCCCTTCTCGTCAGCCGTAAACCCGGCCACCGCGCAATAGTTGTTGGCCTGTGGGGACAAGGGGCACGGTCCACCGTTCCAGGGCACACCGGGCCAACGTTCGGCGGCGTTGGGATCCCCGCACACAGTACACAACACGGCGCGCTCGTCTGGTGGCATCAGGGCAAAAAGGGTACGGAGAACCTCAGCGTTGCTCGGCTCTGTCATCTGCTGCTGTCCTTTCTGGGGTGGGCCGTAAGGGTACACCAACAGCCCTGACCTTTGGTACAGTCCCACAGCCTCAAGACCCGGCGTTACACAGGACACAACATGCAGACACGACTGATAGCCCGTCCGGCTTACACCTATAAGACCGTGCCGCTTGGCAAACAAGTGGACGTGATCGAGAACTCCTGGCATGAGCGGGTCTGGGCGCTGCTGTGCCGGCCCGGTACGGGCAAGAGCAAGTTGATGATCGACACCGCGGGGTTGTTATATGCAGCCGGGCAGGTCGACACGGTAATCGTGCTCGCCCCGAACAACGTGGACCTGCAGTGGTGGCACGAGCAGATCCCGGCGCACTTGCCCGACTACATCCCACGCATGGGCGGCGTCTACCGCACCCAAATGGGCAAACGGGCGTTCGACAAGTTGGAGCGGGCACTGCGCTCGCCCGACATGGGGCTAAAAATCCTGTGCCTGAGTTACGAGGCGCTGCAGACCAACCGCGGGCGCGACTTGGCGCGCCGTGTGGCAGCCAGCCGCCCGACCCTGCTCGCCGTTGACGAAAGCCACCGGGCGGGGAACCTCAAGAGCTCGACCTTCAACGCGGTGCACGCCCTGGCGCGGTTGGCGAAGTACCGACGCATCAGCACAGGGACCCTTACCTCGCAGAACCCATTCCCGGTGTACGCACAGTTCGAGGTGCTCGGCCCCGGTCTGTTGGGGTTCTCCTCGCTAGCCGCCTTTAAGTCGATGTATGCCGAGATGCTGCCCGACAACCATGGGCTGGTCAAACGCATAGCGAAAGACTTTAAGGAGAGGACGGGGCAGACCATCACACCGCAGATCATCGCGCGTGACGCCGAGGGGCGACCGAAGTTCCGCAACCTCGCCCACCTGCGCGCCAGGCTTGCCCCGTACTCGTCGTTCCTGACTCTACAGGACGTCTCGGGCACCGAGCCCACGGTGCTCGCGTCGACACGGGTGGTTGAGCTCAACGACGAACAACGCGCGTTGTACGACGCCCTGGAGGCCGACGGCGTCGCGTTCCATGGCGACGGTGAGATGCTCAGCGTGGACCAGGGGCTGGCCCTGTGTCTGCGGCTGCAGCAGATCTGCGGCGGCTTTGCGCCCTCGGACGACGATCCACAGGCCAAGCCGCTCGGCGAGGTAAACCCGAAGCTGGAGGAGCTGTGCGTCGTACTCGAGGAGCTCGCCACCGAGAAGGTCGTGATCTGGTGTCGTTTTAAGGCCGAGCTGCGAGCCGTCACCAAGCGCCTGCGGGCGGATTACGGGGACGACACCGTTGTGGAATACCACGGGGACATCGACAACAAAGGGCGCCAGGATGCCAAGCACCGCTTTAAAACCGACTCGCGGTGCAGGTTCTTCGTTGCCCAGGTTCGCGCCGGTGGCACCGGGCTGGACGGGCTGCAGGCGGCGGCGAACTACATGGTCTTCTACTCCAACGAGTACGCCTATTATTTGCGTGACCAGGCTGTTGGGCGGCTGGCACGCACCGGCGGGCACATGGCCGTGAACGTCATCGACTTGGTGGCACGGGGTACGGCTGACGCCGACGTTGCGCGGTGCATGCGTGTCGGGGAGGATGTGCACGCCGCAGTGGTCTACAAGGGCATGTTGGCGCGCAGGACACCGGACATCGACACGGTCGGTGTATAGTGGCTGGACCAACAGAAAGGACCCACGAATGACTGTGTACGTGACCCAGCACGTCCGGCGCAAGCGGGACGGTGTGTGGGAGCATGTGGACATCAGTGCGGCGCAGCAGTATGGGGACATCTCCATCCTGTTGCCCACAGGGCCGATGATCCTCATGCCGACGCCCGCAGTGGTGACACTGCGGCATAAGCTCTCGGGCTTCAACGATGACGATTACCTGCTTTTTATGGGTGACCCCACGGTGATCGCGCTTGCCGCTGTGATGGCCGCGCGCGCCAACGGTGGCCGGTACAAGGCACTGGTGTGGGACAACCTGCAAAGGCGGTACGAGGGTGTCGCAGTCGACACGAACGCAACCATGAGGATCAATGGCGATGATTGACCCGGACTTTTCCAACGTCAGCACAGCACCGGAGAGGTCCGTGCTGGACAACGTGACGGCACTGGTGGCGCGGCTGCGTCTACTGGAGGCTGAGGTGGCCGCCCGCCAAGCGGACCTCGACAGTGTCACGTCCCGCTACAATGATCTGGTCCTGCGCCAGATCCCCGAGGCCATGGACGCGGCGCAACTGACTGAGCTGAAGCTGCAGGACGGTGCACGGCTGGTTGTCAAAGACGACCTCAACGTTACCGTCACCAAGGAGAACCAAGCGGCAGCCTACGCCTGGCTACGGGCCAACGGACACGGTGAGGTCGTGCGCGAGACGCTCGCCGTCGATCTGCGGGGTGTCGACGCCCAACAGATCGACGAGCTGTGGAAGGCCCTCGAGAAAGACGGGCTGGAGTACACCACCGCCCAGACTGTTCACGCGGCGACGCTGAAGTCGCTTGTTAAAGGTTTGCTCACGTCGGGGGTCCAGCCGCCGCCCTCGATCGGTGTTTACGAGTTCAAAAAGGCGAGCATTAAGGAGCCACGTAAATGAGTACCAACCAGAAGCAGCGCAGCCTCGCCACGCAGCAAGGCGGCCCGGTGTCCACCCAGGTCGAGGATTTCAGCGCCGACGCCGGAAGCGGGTTCGAGGGGGCGGGCGCCCAGGACTTCGCGATCCCGTTCCTGCAGATCCTGCAGGGTCTGTCGCCCCAGGTCAAGCGGTCCGACGGCGCGTACATCAAGGATGCGCAGGAGGGCATGATCCTGAACACGGTGACGAACACCGTGGTCGATCCCGCGGTCAGCCCGTTGATCGTCATCCCGGTGCTGTACCGGCACACCTGGGTCGAATGGCGGCTGCGCGAGAAGGGCGGCGGCTTCGTCGGCGAGCACACGCAGCCGCCCGGTGAGACGACGCGCGACGATCGCGGCCGTGACATCCTGGCCAACGGCAACCAACTCAACGACACCCGCACGTTCTACGTCATGGTGGTGGACGGTATGGGGGCCTGTACGCCCGCCGTGGTGTCAATGACCAGCACGCAGATCCGCAAGGCCAAACAGTGGTACATGCAAATGAACCTGCTGAAGCTCAAGGGGCCGAACGGGCCGTACACACCGCCGATCTTCGCGAGCAAGTGGACGGTGACCACAGTGCCCGAGGCCAACGAGAAGGGGTCATGGTTCGGCTGGAAGTTCGAGCACGCGGGATACCTCGCTGGCCCCACCGATCCCCTGTTCGTCGAGGCGAAGGCGTTCCGCGAAAGCGTCGTCAGCGGAGCCGTCAAGGTCGACCACGCACGGGCCGAGGACGCTGCCGCGGGCAAGACCGCCGCGCGCGACCCGGACACGGGTGAGTTCGAAGGCGAAATCCCGTTCTGAGGTCAACATGCCACGCAAGAGAAACCCCGGCGTGGTCTACGCCGGGCTTGTAGGAGCCAAAATGAAACCTGTCTCCCATCGCACCCCGCGCACCCCCGTGCGTCACGTCTCGTTGAGGGCACTCGACGGACCGTTTGCCGGGCAAATCCTGTCGCTGGACAGCAGCGGAGATCTCGCAACGCTCCCGTTCTCGGTGGGCGGGTCGCCGATCGGTCGATACGTCCGCAGTCGGGCCGGATCGACCCAGATGCTACGCTGGCAACCTGTGGCCGGTTAAGGGGCCCCCTAGCCGTAGGGTATTACCCGAGGGTTTCCCCTCGAACACAACGGTATGCGCCGGGGTAGAGTCCAGACATCGACAGACACAACCCGGAGAAACGAAATGACCCTGAACCGCAACCAACTGAACGTGATCATCGCAGCCCTGAACGACCGCGAGGGTGTGCTGGCCGCCGACTACGAGCGGGCCTTCAACGCCAAGTCCTGGGCGCTGGTCAACCAGATCCGTGAGGACCTGAAGGAACTGCGCCAAGTCGCCGAGTCTGTCGAACACGAGCTCCGCTGCGCGTCCTGATCACTGGCGCCGTGTGCGGGTTTCTCCTAGCACACGGCGTCGTCCACTAAGCTAGAGTCAAAACATCGACAGACCCACCCACCCAGAAAGGAAGCAACATGTACTTCGTCACCACCAAGACCACCGCGGGCTACATGGTCCGCGTTCTTGCCACCACCGAGAAGCGCGACACCGCGCGTGCCGACGCCAAGCGGCTGGACGGTACCGTGCGCACCCAGCAAGATATTGACGGCCTGATCGCCGTCGAGCGGCTTGACAAGACGACCCTGCCCGGCTACGTCGCCCCCGAGGTCGCCCCCGCCCCCGCTCCGGTTGCCCCCGTTCCGGTCACCCCCGCCGAACAGCCGACCAAGCCCACGGGTCGGTGGAGCGAGACGGCCAAGAACGTCGCCGAGACCGTGCGTAAGCGGACCACCCTGGGCAAGACGGTCAAAGTCCTGAAGCGCCCGCCCACGGACGACGCGGTGCTGTCCCAGGCGATCGCGTATGTGGCCACGCTGGTTGACTGCAGCAAAGTCGACATTGTGCGCAAGCTCGCCGCCTGGGAGAGCAGCACCGGTGCCGTGCTGCAGCGACGCGATGCGCTGCTGGTCCTGGGCGAGCGCTGCCCGATCGGCGGCCTGACCATCGCCCCGGCCACGGTCAGCACGCAGTGGCAACTGGTGCGGTCGGGAAAGTTCCAGGCCGCGCAGTGACGGCGTCGGGGGTGCAAGACCCCCGCACCAAGCCACCAGAATCGGCCCCTACGGGGTTTTTGCCCCCGAACTGGCCCTTTCCTACGTGGCTGGGTGTTTCACTGCCTTGTAGCCCCTCCACGGCCGCCACACGGGCTGCCGCACAAGCAGCCGCGGACCGCGCACGGGAGGACACGGCATGGATGACCAAAGAAGCCCGGTGGTGAACTACGTCAGGTGCAACGGTTGCGCGCAGCCGGTTAACTGCGACAGCATTAGGCAGTGCCAGACCACCGCACATTGGCTGGATCACTACCGGTACTGCCAACTCGCACCCACCGTGGCCCGTGCAGCCCCCACCACGGTCCCCACACCACCTCCCACGAACGAGGGGTTGAACAAAATTCAGCAAAAACCGAGCATCCGTACATCAAGAACGGACGCCGACATGAACACCACCACCCAACAACAGATCGCCGCCGACGTGGCGTTCGCCAAGGAAAACAGCGACGAGATCCGCGGGATCGCCGCGACCATCCGCTACGTGGCGGCGCTGCACCCCGAAGTGACCAAAGCAGCGTTCGTGGCCGCGATGGTCGACCTGGGGTACAACCGCAGCACGGTTGGGATCCAGTTCGCCGAGTCGCGCCGCGTGTCCCTGGAATGCGGCGACGTCGAGCTGCTGGTCGACGGTCGGCTCGTGGACAAGGCCTGAGGGTTTGTCCTAGCACACATTGGCCTTCGCCGGCGTAGAGTCCAGACATCGACAACACAACCGGAGCTCGAGATGAACGAGAAAGAGTTTGCCAACCTCCACCGCGAAATGGACGAGGTCATCGCAGGCCGCCGCGGCTGGGTCTCCCTGACGAAGAGCCGCGCCAAGCTGATCGGCATCGACCACTTGGTCCTGGTTGAGACCGCGCGGACGCGCGGTCTCAAGGTGGCCCAGAACGGTCGGCACGGGTGGACCGGAAGCCGCCAACCCTGACCACCGCCACGGCGCCAGCGTCCTGCCCCCGCGGCAGGCCAGTGTCGCCCCACTACCCCACTTGTCAACCACAGGAGAGCACCATGCGTCCCATCTCTACCACCGACCTGTACAAGATCGCCCCCTCGGCCTTCGCCTCGCACGCAAGCCCGGACACCACGGAGCGCTATCACTACGCGTCCACCTCCCAGATCATCGAGCACCTGCGGTCGAACGGGTACGTGCCGGTCCAGGCCGGCCAGGGCCTCAGCCGCCGCCCGGACGGCTCGCCCTACGCCCGCCACGTCATCCGCATGTGCCACGAGCGCTACATCACGGACAGCCGCACCCGTCAGGTGGGCGACGTGATCCCCGAGGCGGTCATCACCAACAGCCACGACAAGTCCTCGGCGCTGTCGATCGATGCCGGGCTGCGCCGTCTGATCTGCTCCAACGGTCTGGCGGTGGACGCGGGCACCTTCGCATCGGTGCGTATCCTGCACAGTAACCCGCGCATCAACGAGCTGGTACTCGAGGGGCTGACCGCCGTCGAGAAGGCCACTGAGGCGGTCGTGGTGCCGCAGATCGAGCGGATGTTGGCCCTGGAGATGACCCGGGGACAGGAACGGGACTTCGCGGTGGCCGCCACCGTGCTGCGTTTCGGCAAGGAGCGACCGGACGAGGCGGAACGGCTACTGCAACTGCGCCGCGAGGCCGACGCCGGGCGCAACATGTGGGCGGTGTTGAACCGCATCCAGGAGAACGCGGTCCGCGGTGGCTACCCCACGGTCGACGCCGGTGGTCGTCGCCGGATGGCCGGCGCCATCACGAGCCCCGTCCGTGACTTGGACTTCAACATGCAACTGTGGAGACTGGGCGCCCTGGTCACGGAGGAACTCACCGCCTAAGATAGACCCGGGGCGGGCCGACAGGTCCGCCCAGAACCGAAAGGGTACACAGTGCAGACACCAAGCCAGCTTTGGCGCACGACGCCACCCGACGCCCACGCCATCGACACACCGTACATCGCGCGCAACGCACAGCGGTCGATCGTACTGGTGTACAGCGTCGGGCGCGTGCTGACCCACTACCTGGGGCTGAACGGCTGCGCGCTGACCCCACATCGCGTGCGCACGGACGAGTTCCGCGACGCCTTCGAGGTGTGGTCCGGCACCACACCGGAGCACTTCGCCCGTAACTACAGCGGGCTGACCGGAAGCCGGTGTATGGTTGCCGTTCACCCGGTTGCGGTTAAAGTTCTCGCGGCTATACTGGCCGCTCAGGTCACGGACCTGGAAACGCAACTTTCTGAACTGGAGCAAAACATGAGCAGCGAAAAAGCACCGCGCAGCCCGAACGGGCCGGTGTCCCAGATCCACGCCTTCCTCGACAAGCGCATGGACATCATCAAGGCGCAGCAGGTCAGCCGCAAGGAACTGATCGCCCAGCTCGAGGCGAAGGGGTTCAACACGAGCACCATCGTCACCCAGTGCGGCGTCTGGGCGCGCACCAACAGCGTCAACTTCCCGCGTCCGACGCAGGCCGCCGCGGCCAAGAAGGAAGCCGCGGCCTCGCGTCGCGCGGCCAAGAAGCCGTCCTGATCGGGGGGAAGTGGCAACGGGCGCGGCAACGGGCGCCTATGGTAAGAAGCCGACAGCTCCCCTCTCCTGGCTGTCGGCACCGAAGACAACCCACACAGAAAGGCATCACACCATGTACCCGCTAGGCGATTCCGTCCTCGTTGTCTTGTCCGGTGGTCAGGACAGCACCACGTGCGCACTCGAGGCCAGGAACAAGTACAAGACCGTGCACGCGATCAGCTTCGACTATGGTCAGCGCCACAGCATCGAGCTGGAGCAGGCCCGCAAGATCGGACAACTCCTCGGCGTCGAGACGCACCGGGCCGTCAACGTCCAGGGCCTGCTGCGCGGGCGCAGCCCGCTCGTCAGCGACGAACCGCTGGAGACCTACACCGACTACCAGTCGATGGACAAGACCATCGGCAACCGTGTCGAGCTCACGTTTGTGCCGCTGCGCAACCCGCTGTTCCTGCTGGTGGCCGCCAACTACGCCCTTAGCCTGGATTGCTACACCATCATGACCGGTGTTTGCCAGATGGACAACGCCAATTACCCGGACTGCACGGAACGCTTCATCGTGACTGCGCAGACGATGATGCGCGAGGCCCTGGGCATGCTGCGCCCGGACTACACCGGTCGTCAGCTCACGATCGAGGCGCCGCTGCTGTATCTGGACAAGGCTGCGACGGTGCGTCGTGCCCTGGCTCACGGCGACATCGGGCGACAGGCCCTGGCCCTGAGCCACACCTGCTACGCGGGACAACGCCCGCCGTGCGGCGAGTGCCATGCCTGCGTGCTCCGGGCCGAAGGGTTCCGCCAAGCGGGGGTGCCCGATCCGCTGGTCGCGCAGTTCGGCGGCTAGAGTACCGCAGCAACCGGGGTAAACGACGCTGTGGGCTTGTTTACCCCAGCGGGGGTCACAACCCTACATGCCCGGGTCCGCATCGCCTTGTAGCCCCTGAAATCTGAAAGTACGCCCTAACATGTACACCAGCACCAAGACACTCACCAACTACCCATGCGCCCACCGCCAGCACCGGCACGACGGCGACTGCGCCCTCGTGCACGGCTACAGCCGGTCATTCGTGTTCGTCTTCGGCAGCGAGACGCTCGACAAGTGCGGGTTCTGCGTTGACTTCGGGGACCTCGATTGGGTCAAGGCCTATCTCACGTACATGTTCGACCACACGCTGCTGCTGATGCCCGACGATCCGCTGCTGGGCAAGTTCACAGAGATCGCCGAGGCGGGTGGGGCAAGCATCCGGCTCATGCCCTACGGGGTCGGCATGGAGGGCACAGCGCAGTACATTTGCGAGTACGTCGACGACACGCTCCGTCAGCGCACAAAGGGGCGGGCGTGGGTGATCTCGGTGGAGGCGCGCGAAAACGACAAGAACTCAGCCATTTACACCAATCCGCAAGCCGGTTTTAAGGGGTGGCTGTCGTGATCACCATCAACGTCGACCGCAACGCATCGGTCAAGGATTACCAGCACCTGCCCGAGCGCGCGGTACTGCTCACCAGCCATTTCCACACGATCCAGGGCGAGGGGCCGATGACCGGTCGCCCCGCGCTGTTCATCCGCACGGCCGGCTGCAATATCGGGCTGAAAGAAGACTGCCCGTGGTGTGACACCCAGTTCGCACTCGACAAGGGCGTCGTGACCCCGTTCGATGCACTGCACGACGAGCTCAAGAAGGTGGCGAAGTGGGGCACGTTTCTCGCCGTGATCACAGGTGGCGAGCCGTTGCTTCAGCGCGAACGTCTTCTGCACTTCATCGACGAACACCATCAGCGACACAATGACGAGGTCGATTTTCAGTTCGAGACGAACGGCCACCGGCTACGTGGGCTGCGCAACAGGCCGCGTGTCCATTACGTCATCAGCCCGAAGATCCCCCACGGTCACGCGACATACCTGCCGCTTCGGCAGGAGTGGCTGGCCGAAGACACCAGCCTGAAGTACGTCGTCACCGCGGACAAGACCTCCCCCTACCACGAGCTGCCCCACAACGACATCGAAACCGCTGTCAACACCGGTGTTGAGGTCTACGTCTCGGGCATGACTGTGTACCGGCGTGCTGTGCAGCCGGGCGAGGTCGCCAATGTCTGGGACAGGTCGCTCGTCGACCAAGAAGCCACAGCAGCCAACTACCACCGCGCCGCCACCCTGTGCCGTATGTATGGCTACAGGCTGAGCCTTCAAACACATCTCTTCGGAGCAGTCGAATGACCAACAGCAAGACAACCGAGGCGCACGTCCTTGACGCCTTCAACGCGTTTTACAGCTATCATTTCAACGCGCTGCGGCACAAGGGTGTGCGTATGCGCGCCAACGACAACATTGTCGCCGGCTTCGACGAAGAGCTGCGGGCCTATTCGCTGGAGCTCCAGGAGCAGGAGGTTGCGGTGGCCGTGGCGCATCTCATGAAAGCGCTGTTGATCGATGTGCCCAACGACCACAACACCGCGGGCACCCCCGCACGGGTGGCCAAGATGTTCGTGCGCGAGGTGATGCGGGGCCGCTACCAGCCGGAACCGGACATCACAGCGTTTCCCAACGATCTGCGGCTGGACGAGCTGTACGTCACCGGTCCGATTACCGTGCGCAGCATGTGCTCTCACCACCTCGTGCCCATCGTGGGCCGCGCCTGGATCGGCGTCATCCCTGGCGAGGACAGTGTGATCGGGTTGTCGAAATTCAACCGGCTCGTCGACTGGGTGTTTGCCAGACCGCAGATTCAGGAAGAGGCGACGATCCAACTTGCCGACATCATCGAGTCCAAGGCCAAGCCGAAAGGGCTCGCCGTGCTGGTCAAGGCGACGCACATGTGCATGACGTGGCGCGGCGTGCGGGAGTCGATGGATGCCACGATGACTACGTCGGTGCTGCGCGGCGCGCTGCGCGACAAGCCGGAGGCGCGTGCCGAGTTCATGTCCCTGGTGAACCACAAGTGACGCGCGATCCATACTGGCGCGTTCTACTTGGCTGTTGGTCGGTAATACTTCTAACGCTGGTGTTGATATGACAGAAGACACCGTGAAAATCTACCTCGCCGCCAGGTACAACGGCGGCCGCGCTGACCCACGGTCCAACAACCCACACCAGCAGGCTGCGGCATCCGAACCGTACCCACATCACCTCGAGTCCTATCACTACGTCGGTCGCGGTCAAGTGGCGGACGCCGTACGCCACAACAAGCACCAACTGTTCATGGACTCCGGGGCCTTCTCCATGTTCACGCTCGGTATCGGGGTTGACCTGGACGCATACGGGCGGTACTTGCGCGACGCCTCGGACTACATCGAGGTCGCGTCGAACGTGGACGCCATTGGTGCCGGCAAGGAGCGCATCAGCTATGAGAACCAGAAGTACCTCGAGAGCTTGCATTTACCCGTGCCCGTGTGCCCAGTACACCACGCGCGCGATGACGACGCCTGGCTCGTAAGATACATCGACGAGGGCTACCCGTACATCTTCCTCGGCGGCATGGTACCGGAGTCGACCCCATACCTGATCGAGTGGCTAGACAGGATCTGGGACAAGTACCTTGCCCTTCCGGACGGTAGCGCACGGGTCAAGGTCCACGGCTTTGGCCTCACAACGTTCGAGCTGATGGAACGCTATCCGTGGTTCTCGGTGGACTCGACATCGTGGGTACAGATCGCGATGTTCGGCAGCATCATATACCCAGTGAATGGCAAGCCTCGAACGCTCACGTTCTCCTCCAGCAGCCCCGCTGCTAAGGTTGTGGACAAGAGTTACTGGACGTTAGACGCCCTCACACGCGCAGAGATCGACAAGGTATTGACGGCTGAGGGCTTCGACCCGCAAGACCTGGCTTCGAGCTACGGCTGGCGCGACAAGTGGAACATCCGCTTTTATCGGCGCTACATGGAGACGCTGCGCCCGGTGTTCAAGCGCAAACAAGTCACGTTCTTCTGACATGCTTGACACTCTCAAGCCCCTCACCAAGCACACCGGGAGTAGGTTTAACCCGATCCTCGGGTGTGTGCACATCTACACCACCGGCCACGGATCACGGGCACAGGTCGGCAACGGCCGGTACACCGTCGATGTACCCTGCGAGCTGCCGTCAATGACGGTGGATCTGGATCGCCTCGTGGCCGCCGTCAACGCGTGTCCGGGCACCCCTACCCTGCACGTCGACGGCGACCGTGTAGCGGTCAAGGCCGGTCGGGTGCGGGCTCGACTGCAGCTCTCCACGACACCGTACCCGGTGGCTACACCAGACCCGACGACGGACCACCCGCTCGCCGACATCGGCCCGTTGCTGACAACGCTTTACCCGTTCGCGGCCACCGACGCCAGCCGTCCGTGGTCGACGGCGATCTGTCTATCTGGGGATTACGCCTACGCGACGAACAATGTCTGCGTTGCCCGTGCGCCACTACCCGTCCCCGTGGGGTCACCCGTCAACATTCCGTCGACCGTCGTCGAGGCTGTCACCGAGCGAGGGCTGATCACCAGTGTCGGCTACACCGACGGTGCTGTGACGTTCTACTACGGAGATGGGTCGTGGGTGCGGACGTTGTTGATCGCGGGCGAATGGCCCACGCAGGTGATCGACGAGATGCTGGCCGCGGTACCTGACGCCTGGGACACGGCCAACGCAGACCTAGGGCCGTTGATGGTGACGGCGGTAAAGTTGTCCGATGAGCGGCTACCGTGCGTGGAGTTCGGGGCCGCTACGATGCAGCTTGTCGACGGGTCATTTGTCGTCGATGACCTGACCGGGGTGCCCGACAGCGGCCGCATCGCGGCGCGCATCGGGGCGCTGGTCTTCGGGATCGCTACACACGTTCAATGGCACACACCGGGGCAGGACCGGCACGCGTTCCGGGCGGGCGACCTTGTCGGTGTTTTCGGGGGTACCAAATGAAGGGCAAAACGGTCTATCTGTGCGGTCCGATCCACGGCCGCACCGACGCAGAGTGCATCACATGGCGGCAAACCTTTCGTGCGATCTGGGACGGCGAGGTGCTGGACCCGATCCGCCGTGACTACCGGGGCCGGGAGTACGAGGACCCGCACGGATTGGTGCACAGCGACCTCGCCGATGTCCGTGCGGCTGACGCGCTGATCGTGTACTACGATAAGCCGTCAGTGGGCACCTCGATGGAGGTGTTCTACGCCAGCCACATCCTCGGCAAGCCGGTCGTGCTTGTGAACCGCAGTTACGACATCATTCCGGTCTGGATGCTGTACCACGCGGACCAGATCGTCGGCAGCCTTACGCACGCCAGGGCGGCGCTCGACGAGTGTCTGTCGGCGGGGTGGAGGCCAACCCTACGTCGAACGTCTGCCGATGCGTGATGACTCGGTCGGGTTCTTCTGGGCTGATCTGCATACCGGGCGGGAGCGGGGCACCTACGCCCGGACCATCCCACCGATACCCGACACCGGGTGGAAACCGCCCGAGACGTTTCCGCGGCTGGCGGACTGCCCCATCCTCGGGCTGGACGTCGAGACGCGCGACACGGCGCTGACAACGAAAGGTCCAGGGTTCCGCCGCGAGGGCGACGAGCACGCGCACATCGTGGGCATCTCGGTCGCCACCGTGGACGGGCACTCGTGGTACTTCCCGATGCGCCATGAGATGGCGCCCGAGCAGAACCTGCCCGTGGGCACTGTGCTACGGTGGGCGCGCGACAACTTGTGCACCGAGGGACAGGTCAAGGTCGGCGCGAACCTCGCTTACGACGTCGACGCCCTGTGGAGCGACGGGGTGCCCGTCACCGGTCCGTTTGTCGACATCCAGTGGGCGGAGGCGTTGCTCGACGAGTACCGCCGCACGTACAACCTCGAGTCGCTGGCGCAGTCGTACCTCGGACAGTCGAAAGTCAAGGACGAGCTGCAGGACTGGGCTGTGAGGGCCTACGGCGACGAGAACTACCGCCAGAACATCTACCGGTGTCCGCCGTGCCTCGTTGGCCCTTACGCTGAGGCGGATGCGCACCTACCGCTGCGGATCTTCGAGCTCCAGCGCGAGCTGCTACGCGCCCAGGAGTTGCTGCCGCTGTTTGAGAAAGTGGAGATGCCACTGCTGCCCCAGCTTGTGCGTATGCGTCACCGTGGGGTGCGTGTGGACATCGACCACGCCAAGAGGCTCGACGATCGGCTTAGCCAGGAGATCGAGCGCCTCGACCGTGAACTGGAGAGCCTGGCTGGGCATCGTGTTGACGTCAACGTCAAGACCGACCTGCAACGAATTTTTGATAGGGCCGGCATCGAGTACCCACGTACCGCCACCGGACAGCCGTCGTTCGCGAAAGACTTTCTGGACTTCTGCGACCACCCGGTCGCCGCGCTGGTCGTCGACCGCCGCAAGATGGCCAAGTACCGGGACACGTTCGTGCGTGGGTACGTGCTAGACCTTCACGTCAACGGGCGACTGCACGCACTCTTTCACGCGCTGCGTGGGGACGAGAACGGGACGGTCAGCGGGCGCTTCTCGTCGTCACTGCCGAACCTGCAGAACATCCCCGCACGTGATCCGTTGTGGGGTCCCCTGCTGCGGGCGCTGTTCGTGGCCGAGTATGGCGAGCTGTGGTTGCGTCACGACTGGTCGCAGATCGAGTATCGATTCCTCGCCCATTACGCCCGTGGACCCAGCGGTGACACGGTGCGCCGGATGTACCGCGACGACCCGTCGACGGACTTTCACACGATGACGCAGTCGCTGATCCGGGACGTTGCCGGCGTGACCCTGGACCGTAAGCCCGTGAAGAACATCAACTTCGGGTTGTGCTACGGCATGGGCAAGGCCAAGCTCTCCCACGACCTGGGGTTGGATCTGGCGGCTGGCGAAGAGCTGTTTGCGGCCTACCACACCGGGGTGCCGTTCGTGGCGGCCACCTACGAGGCGGCGCAGCAAAAGGCGGCTGCCCGCGGGTACATCGTCACGACGTGTGGCCGCCGCGCACGGTTCCCACTGTTCGAGCCAGCGTTCGGTGAGCAAAGGCCGGCGCTGTCGGAAGCAGAGGCGCGCGATAAGTACGGGCGTGTGCGACGGGCGCTCACGCACAAGGCGCTCAACAGGCTACTACAAGGGTCGGCTGCGGACTTGATGAAGGTGGCGATGGTGACAATGGACGAGGCCGGGGTCGAGCGATTACTGGGTCCTATGCTACTGACGTGCCACGATGAGACCGGGCATAGTATGCCGGACACCCCCGAAGGTCGTGAAGGGGCCGCCGAAGTCAAGAGGTGCATGGAAACGTGTATGACCTTGCGGGTCCCCGTGATCGCCGAGCAGTCGATCGGTCGCAATTGGGGCGAGTGCAAATGAACGAGGCTGCGTACTGGACAAGGGTTCTCCGACCACGGCTCGTGCGCGAATGTCGGGCCGCTGGTCTGCGTGGTCACTTTGAGCGGGTCGAGAACACGGTCGCCAGTGGCACCCCCGACGTCGACTACTGCATCAGCGGGCGGGCCGGTAAGGTGGAGCTGAAGTACGCTCCACGGCTGCCCGTGCGCTCGACCACCCCCGTTCTCGGCCGTGGCAAAGGGCTACGCAAGACGCAGGTGCGGTGGATAGCAAAGCGCAACATCGCGGGTGGCTCGGTGTTCGTCACCATCGGGTGTCCGCGTCGTACCTGGGTGCTTAATGTCGCGGGCTGGACGGTGGCACAGTTGCAGCGGATCGAACGGATGACGGCAGCGGATCTTGACGACGCGTGCGCGTGGTCCGACACACGCGGTCACACATTGGTGAGTGTACTGGTCACTTGAGGGGTGACATGCTCTACACGTTCGCCCTACAGTACGCACACCACAACCCGTATTGAGAAAGGACACCATGAACACCAGCAACCAAAAATCCGACGCCGTGAACCCGCTCGACGTCCGCGAGTCACGAGCCGCGGACGCGATCATCGGCCTCGCCGTCGTTCCGTTCGCCTGCAATCCCGTCCGTCCAACCGGTGGCCAGCAGGCGAACCAGTCGTTGCCCGCCGGTTGGGTACTCCCCGGCGGCGAGCGCACGACCAACCAGACCCGCGTCCTGCTGGTGGCCCGTCGGATGGACGAGCTGCTGCGCGGTCCCCGCCCGTGAACTGTGCTTCGACATTTTTCAACGTCTGCCTTTACCTGGAGCCACGAATGAGCGTGCACAAATTTCCGCCACCCCAACCACGTGCCGATACCGCGCCGCCGGCCGTCGCACCGAAGCGAGACACGCCGCGCCCTACGTTCCTCGGTGGGTCGCGTACCCGTTACCGTCACCACTATGCCCACGACAATTCCGACTGGGGCGGAGTGGTGATCGCGGCCGTCGTTGTCGGCGCGTTTGTCGCGCTGCTGGTGATCGGGCTGCACATGACGGGTGCGGCGCCGTGAAGCGCCGACCACGGCGCGTGCCAGACTCGGGTTGGGTGCACGCCGCGCTGCGCCTTGCGGTGGCGCTGGCGGCGCTGTTGGGCGTGATGTGGTTTGTCGGACCGGAGGCGCTGCCTCCGGATTGGGGATGGAGATGATTGCCATCGCACTGGCCGCCAGCGTCGCGGCCTGTTCCTGGGACCGCCCAGGCGCGAACCCGTTCACCGGCGACGTGGTCGCGGCCGTCGACCGCTACCAGGACATCCCCGTCGCCGTGCGCGAGGCGCTGAAGGCCCGCATGGCAGCGCGCCGGTACGACGAGATGGCCACGATCACGCGCGACGAGATCCGGGGTGAACACCGGTACGAGGGGCTGCGCGACATGCACTTCGGTGGCGGCACTGTCTGCCGCACCGTCACCCGCGATCGGTGGCCGTCCGCCGCCATCGAGCGCGGGCTCGTGTACTGCGAGCAAGGGCACTGCCTGATCGTGCCCACGGTGTGCCGCAACGTCTCCCGCGTGACGCGCGTGCCACCGGCTCCGCCGCCCGATGTGCCGGTGGGCCGGGTCATCGAGATTCCCGGTGGGACGGGTGGCATAAGCTGGGCGCAAACACTCGACCTCGACGATCCGACGCGCGACCCGGTCGGACGCTTGACGTACCCGCCGAGTATAGACTGGACCCCGGATCCGCTGCCGGCTGAACCGACACAGCTCGCGCGAGCCGTCGAGCCGATCCCGGAGCCCAGCACCTGGGCAATGATGGTGCTCGGTGTTTTGTTGGTGGCGGTCGCCGCCAGGAGAAGGTGGAGCAAAGCATGACCCGAGACGAACTCGTGCGCCTCGCGCGGGAGGCCGGTTTCGGAGCCGGCGCTGGACAGGTCTGGACCGAGCACAGAGAGGGCATCTGCACGGAAGAACTTGAACGCTTCGCCGCCCTTGTCGCCGCAGCCGAGCGCAACCGCATGATCGCTGACGGCTGGCGTCAGTGCGCCCAGGGCCAGCGGACCTCGCAGTTCTGCGGCATGGTGGGGCAGGCTCGGTTGGAGCAGCCCGAACCCCGGCCCGAGCCGATCTCCGACGCGAAGATCCGCGCGGAATTCCGCGACATCGACCGTCACTGCCTGCCCGGGGAGATGACCTGCGAGGATTGGTTCACCGAAGGCGTGCGCTACGCGGAGAAGTACCATGCGCAACGATAGAGTTTCCTGGGCGACGACGTGGCCGATGGAAAGCCGATGGCTTCCGACCGTGGCCATGGTCGACGCACATTCGGAGGCGGTGCGCCGCGAGATGCGACGGCACACACCGTCGACCCTCAATCGTCGTACAGCCCCGGCGCGGATCGCGGACCGACAGCGGGCCGCCCGCGCATGGGTGTGGGCGATGGCGGCTGGGTTCGTGGTCGGCGCCGGGAGCGCGGCGGTTCTTGCCGGGCTGTTGTCGCCGTGAAGTGCCCGCGCTGCGGCTTGTCCGCCGCGTTCAAAGTCATCGAGTCACGCCGCAACGAGGAGGGCTTCTGGCGCATTCGCACGTGCGGCGCCTGTTTCAAGCCCTTCACCACGCTGGAAACATCCCCGCCCGAGCTGCGCATGCCGTGGGCGGAGATCATGCGCTCCCGTCGCGCGCTCAAACCGCAAAAGCGCCAACAGCCCGCCCGCGCGCCGCGCGGCACCGCGGCACACCTCCAGGCGCTTCTGTCGCGTGAGGCGTCAGGTCAGCCCCGTCCCGCTGATGATCCACTCGGTGGAGGTGATCTTCCGGGCGATGGCGGTGCCGTTGGCGGCGAGTGATCGATTGCCCGTGGTGCCGGCGCCCGCGAGGCGCATGGTGTCGGTGGTGATCGCGATGGTGATCACCCCGGCCCCGTTCTGGTTTACGAAGTGCAACTCCGTCCCAGGTCGGAACGCCACGGTGCCATTCGCCGGGATCGTCCACGTGCGGGCCGTTGTGTCGGCACTCGGGTGGAGGATGACGGTGGCGGCGTCCGACGCCGCGATCGTGTAGGCGGCGCTGCGGCTGTTGACTGCGCGGATCGGCGGCCACTTGCCGTGCACGCCGAAGTCGCCCGCGCGGTGGTCCTGCACGGCCGTGACCGCACTGCCCGAGGTGGCCACTTGGTACACGCGGGCGTACAGCGACACATTGTCCCAGTTGGTACTCGTGCTGCTGACGGTGATGGCGCCCGTCTCGCGGCTCACCACGATGTAATTCGTCGCACTCCCTGCCAGGGTTAGTGTGCCGTCCGCGATGTTGATCCCCGCCCACCGACCACCGTAGTACGCCCAGGTCAGGCCGGTCGAGGCCGGCTGGCGCTTGCCATAGATCGCCTCGTGCTCCAGCGTCTCGAAGTTCTCGTTGATCGGCACCTCGGGTGAGGTCTGGGCGGCGGACAGTTGTTGCATGCGGGACATGGTGTGAATCCTCGGTTGATCAAAGCGCAGGGATCACCGCCTCAAGCGGCAGCCCCCGGCCATAGGTCTGGGACATCTGGTAGATGCGCACGACGCCGCCGGCCGGGTCGACCGAATTGCCGTACTCGACGCTGGCCGGCAACCCAACGGCATGAGCGATCACGGTGCCGGTCGAGGGGTCGGCGCTCGCGATGTAATGCGTCAACGGCACCACGAATTGCGACACCAGCGAGCCGTCCAGCGCCGAACGGATCTCGGCGACATTGTCGTCGGCCACGCTCTGCAGCACGGCGAACGTCGTGGTGGAGAACGCGATGCCGAACAGCCCGATCTGACCGCCGGACTGATTCAGAACGACGGCCCCGGAGCCCGCGTCGACGATCAAGAAGCCGCCACCCATACCCAGCACGTAGTGCGTGGCGGCCGGGCTGCCGACCACGAACGTCGCGCCCCGGCCCACGGGGCTGAACGACTGGGTGAACGTGGTGCGCCACGCCTCGGTCGGGGAGCCTGCGGGCGAGATGCGGACGACTTGCCGGGTGAAGCTGGCCCCGCCCATCATCGTCACCAGTAGATCGCCGCCGGGCCCTCCCGTGATGTCCTGCCCGTAGAAAGCGCCCGACCCGGTGGGCGGGGTGATGGTGATCGTTTGCAGCACCGCCAGCGTGGTGGCGTCGTGCTTGCGCAGCTTGTTGTCCCGGTAGCCCAGCGACCAGACGTTCGTCCCGTCCCACCACAGATACTGAAAGTCGCCACTCCCGATCGCCAGCTCGTAGGTCGCGGTGGGCGCCGTCAGGTTGCTCGCGGAGAAGCGGTACAGCTTGCTCTTGATGATGCTGCCGAAGGCATCGGTCTCGAACGCCTGGGCATAGAGCACGTCGCTGGTGGTGTCCAGTTGCACATCCCACACCGACGACCCGAGGACCGGGGACGTCTCCACCGTGGCGCCCGTGGCGTCGTACCGGATCAGGTTCCATGCGGTGTTGAGCGACGACTCATACGCGCCGACCAGCGTGCCGTCGCTGCGGCGCTTGGCGAAGCGGAGTTGTTGGGCGAACTGGGTCTGGGCGACCGCCGTGGACAGCGCCGCTTGCGGCGAGGTGGTGGCTACCGTGGCGACAACGGCCAGCGGCGACCCGGTCAGGATGTCCACCTCGTAGGCCTCGGTCGCCTCGCCTAGCGGTACCGATGACCCACCCGTGCCAGTGAACCGGGTCTGCAGCCGCGTCCGCCGTTTCCATGCGACAGTCGGCGTGCCGTTGACCCTGGAGAATCGGGCGTCGACCGGTGCGAACGGGCGCAGCCCGATCGACGTGTTCGCGAACGAGGCCGGCACGATGCCGCTGGCGTCGCTGTTGGTGGTCACAGCCTTGAAGTCCAGCGGCGCACCGATCTTGAGCGTGGGCGTTTGCACACGACGCAGCCCGGCCGGCTGCAACAACACCGCGCGCTCCCCGGCCGTGTGCGTGCTCATGGCCCACTCGGTCCCGCGCTGACCGCGGAGCAGCCCGCTCAACGTGTAGGCGCCCGGGGCCGTCAGCGTGGCGACGCGGTAGAAAACCACCTCGTCGCCTAACAACATCGGGCGCGCGGCGCCTTCGAGGATGTCGTCGCGGGTCCAGTTCTCCAGCGTGCCGAAGCCCGTCACAGACACTGTGCGCACTTCGTCGAACACACCGGCGCCGCCCAGCGGAGCACCCAGCGCCCCGACCGTCGTCCCGACATATGTGCGATCGTTGTACGTGGCGACTGACTCGTAGTTGGCGTCGTTCTCCCCGCGCAACAGCGTGGCCCCAGGCCACGACCCCGTATTCGAGGCTTTGGCGACCGCGGCGTAATGCCCCGTGTCGTTGTCGGCGTCGCGCAGGATCGGGATGTCCAACAGCGCGAGGCTCGTGTCCGACCGCACCAGCACGTCGGTGCTCTCGGTGTAGTTGTTGTCCGTGACCGCCGAAGAACTGATGGCCGACACGTCGTCGAGCGCGGCCTCGATCTGGCGCACGACACCGGTGTCGCGCAACCGCAAGATGCGCATGCGGTAAGTTGTCCCATCTTCGTCCACGACCGTCACCGCGTCGCACGGCTCCAGCCGCGCATACCGCATGTCGACCGCGAGCGCTTCGACCCGCATGAAACTGTTGACGATCTCGGCTGCGCGCACGTCCGCGATGCGGCGAGCCTCCTGCGGGGACAGCGCGATCGGCAGATCGATCGTCTCGACCGACGTGGCCAGCGTCGACACCATGCGGTCCGAGGACTCCGCGCCGTCCCGGTAATCGTCGGTGTGGTTTGCGTAGCGGACGACCACCTGCGCCGGTAGCTCCAGATCGTTTGCCCGCACCAGCGGCAACGGCTCGACCCGGCCGCCGGCCGACGCGCCCAAGTCGACGTATGGGACGGTCGCCACCGATGCCAACCCGCGTGGCGTGAACTTCAGCTTGCCGCCGCTTTCGTACCCGTCAAAGTGGAACGCCGACCCGAGCGCCTCCAGCGTCGCCCGCGGCGTGACGAGCTGCGTCACCGCGAAGCCGAACACGGTGCCCGTGAGGGCTGACGTGTCGTAATCGGCCGGCTGCAGCCCGGCGCGCTCGCATTGGCGTGCCACCACGTCCGCGAGGTCGGGGTCGACCACGGTGGCGAGCAGCTTCGAGTACCGCACGCGGTAAACGCGCGGCGTGTTGAAGATGACGTTGGTGCCGATTAACACCGAGCCCGCCACCACCAGCGAGGGGCTGTTGAACTGCCCGATACCGAACGACGCGTCGCCGTTGCCGATCTGAACCCACACACCGGCACGCAGTGCATAGACCGGGTACGTGTTCCCGGGGAAGCTGGCGCTTGTGAAAAGGCATGGCTCGCCGTCTAAGGCGACGAGACGAGGGATGCTATCGTTGTACGCCGTCCCGAAAAACGGGGTGTTGATCGTCTGCTGCAGCGTCAACGTCGCCAAGTCCAACTCGTAGACCGTCTCTCCATTGTAGGACGTGGCGTACACCTTATCGCCCACGATGCAGAGGGCGGCTGGGTTCAGCGTCAGCACTGCGCTCGTCGCCAGAGCCGCGCCGCCAGACGCGGCATGCCGGTAGAGGCGCTTGGTCCCACCGCCGCGGGCGCCGAAAACAATGTCGTTACCGGCGCGCGCGAAGATCCTTTCGAAAGAGGCGGTGTCGCCGTTGGTGTAGGTTGTCTGAGCTCCGGTCGTTCCAGAGAACCCGTAGATCGTCCCGCCGGAGTACTGAACCAGGAACGGCACGTCGCTGCTGCCGTCCGAGTACATGTTATGGAACTGGTTGACGACTTGGTATGCCCCGACCTCTGTGTTGGTTTGATTCAGGACGTCGATGTCGTACACCTTTACGTCTTTGTTGGCGTAACTGGACGTCCACTGTATGAGCGCCACGCGCATGACGCCCACATCGACGAAGGCAGCAGTGCCGGCCGAGCCGCCGGGGAACGTCTGATCGACGTTGACCGTTTCCAGCGCGCCCATTGACCGCACCTGCCCAACGTAGACCTCGAACGTCAGCGCCGGGATCTGTCCACTGCCGCCCAGGTTCAGCCCCTCAATGAACGCGTAAGCCCGGCCGCGGTAGGCGGGTGCGTTGCCGACGCCGACCGCTGCCTCATAGATGGTGTCGGGCATCTGTGTCGACGACCCGGTGTAGATGCGGATCGCGGACCAGTATTCGGACGCGTCTGAGGCGAGCAGGGTCTCCAGCGATGCGGTGGATGCCGACGACCAGATGAGTTTGCCGTTCGCCCAGATGCGGCGCACGCCGGCAATCTCGTTCTCGGACAACAGCACCAGCGCGTCCATCTCGTACGTGTACGACGTCGATTCGACCGTCGGCCCGCCCTTGCCGCCGGTGCTGGTGGTGTTGGCAATCTCGCGCTTGGCACTCGCCCACGCGAACACGCCGGGCACACGGATCGAGCCCTCGATGTAAGGGATCACCGAGCCATAGGCTGCGGCCGGTGCTCGTAGGTCGGACAGCCGCGGGCCGTATTGCTTCTGCGTCTGGAGCGATGCGCCAGCCGCCGAACCGAGCGTGAAACCAATCTGCGCGCCCAGCGGCCCGCCGAGCGCGCTGCCAATCACCCCGCCAACCGTGCCGAGCACTAGCTGTGCCATGCCGTCTCCCGATACCTGTACAGTTGCACGATGCGGCTACGCCACAGCGAGTTCAACCGATGCTGCACGACCCGCCCCGACCGTTCCAGCGCGTGCACCAGCGACCAGCCGTCCGGCGGTCGCGGCACGACGACAGCGAGGTGCTGCGGCTCGATCGCGAACCTGATCAGTGCGAGGTGCGCCGCCGCGAGCGATTCCGTTGGGTCGAGCCGGGCGTCGCAATGGGCGCGCATCGTCCCGTCCGGCATGCGCCGGTACCCCGTCACGTCCCAGTCAGGTTCGACCAACCCGAGATCCCGCGCCACGCAGATCGCCAGCCCCGCACAGTCGACCCCGTGCTCGCGGCTGCGACCCTGGTGACGGAACGGCACCCCGAGCCAACTCAGCGCGACGGCGCGCACCTGCGCGTCGATCACGACGCCCCCACGTCCGGAACGGCGGTCAGTGCGTCGACACCGGGTAGGTGCGGCTCACCGCCGAAGTTGAGGACGTTGGCGAACTTGTCGCGGCAATCTTCAAGCCGCTTGCCGCAGCCGGCCACGATTTCGAACGCGTCGCCGTTGACGACCACGAACGGGAACGGCGCGAGGCACTCGATCTGTCCGCCCGCGGTGTAGGCCTTGACCTTGCGCGACAGCCCAACGTTGAGCCCTGTGCTGAAGGTGATCACGCCCTCGGCGAACCATCCCACGCCGAACGTCGGCGAGCCGGCTGCCAGCCCCGACGACGTGAAGACGCGCGGCGACGTGACAGAGGACACCGTGCCCGTCCGGGTGTATGGTGCAAGGTTGACGCCGCAAGCCGCGTCCCCCAACCGGTAGCGGCAGGTCTTCTGCGTCACGACGCCCCGGGTGCGCTGAAGCGCTTGCTTGAGCCCGCGCAGCTCCAGCGTGAACGCCTCGTCGCGGGTAACGCGAACCTCACCAGTGGTGCCGGTCAGGATCTCATTCGTGCCGGCCGCGGTGTCCTCGTAGTTGACCGCGAACAGGCGGAACGTGGCGCCATCCCACCTCCCCGCGAGCAGGTCGGCGCGGGTGATCGCGTCGTCGGCGTACAGAATGCGCAGCTCCAGATTGTCCGGCGCCAGCCCCGCCGTCAGGACCAGATCGCTCACCTCCAGCCCCGGGCCGGCCCGGTAGACCGCGCCGCTGACGATCAGGTCAGCGTCGTGCGACGTGAAGCGGAACGTCTGCCCGTCCGCGCGCGTGAACGCCAGGCAATATGCAACGGTGGTCGAGCCGGTGGCGTAGTGCGCGGCCAGCCCCGCGGCCAGCGTCTTCACAACCGGATCTCCTCGACCACGATCTGCGGCCACCGCACGAGGTACTCGCCGGGGCCGGAGTCGACGATCTCCGCCTCCATCTCGTCGGACTGGAACGCGACCGGCACATCGAACTCACCCACCCACGCGTAGGTATCGCCGGCCTGATGACCCGTGATGCCGACACGTCCGTTCGTGGTGTCGAGCGGGAACGGCGAACCGGCGAGCGTCACCGTCGACCAAGACCCGCTGCGCAACCGCCACACCACCGGCGTCGGTAACGCGCACGGTTTCTGGATGTCACGCAGGTAGGTACGCGACCCGACGGTGTACTTGCGCTGCAGCTGCCAAGTTGTTCCCGAAACGAACTCCAACGCCGAGTTGTCGCGTGTGGCTTCGTAGTCGGACCAGTCGCGGAACCGGAAGCCGTCATAAGCTCCACTCACCACGTAGAAGAACGCGCGGACCAACTCAAAGTCTGCGTTGGTCTTGACCGCGTGCGACACGTTGTAGCGGTGCAACGGGGCGCTCCAGTTGCGGTTCACTGACCGGCGACCACTGGATGACCGGGCCACCGACGTCGACCACACCGGGCCGCCTCGGGCGCCGTAGCTGAGTCGAGTGTCGAACTGTTGCTCGAAGAACGCCATGCTTTCACCCGTTGCGCGTCAATGCGCGTTGGACACCTTCGCCGATCATCTGCCCCTGTTGCAGCGCGGTCTGGCGCGTCATGCCTGGGACCGCCTGGACATTGACCACGATGGATTGCGGCGGCCCGGCAAGTTGTCGCTCGGGGATGATCGAGCCGGCGACCGCGGGCATGAACACCTCGGGGCCGTGCTCGCCGACGCGAACCGCCCGCCCGGCCGACACCGGGCCGCCGTAAGCCTTGCCGCCGAAAAGGAACGATCCGATGCTCGACAGGACGTTGCCGAAGATCCCGCCGCCGCCCGTGCCGCCGGGCTTGGCGGCACCGAACAGCGCTTCGGTCAGCTTGGCCGCGAGAGCTTCGGCCACCATGCGCTGCAACATCTTGACAAACGCGTCACCGATGTTCTTGAAATTGCCCTGCATGATCGAAACGAAAGCGTCGCCGAGAGAGTCCTGAATGTTCTGTCGGGCGCGTTCGACGAAGGCAGTGACGGCGTCGGTCGTCTGCTCTGCGCCTGCGATCGCTTGGTCATACGAGTCCTGCGCCGCGAACACTGCGCGACTGTACGTGTCCCAACTGATCGCACCGGCCGCGAGCAGGTCGTTGAGCCGACTCGTTTCGTTGGCCAGCTTTTCGGCCGGCGTGCGGGTGGCGTCATAGACGCTGATCCCTTCGTTGACCATTTGCATGCGATCGCGCTCAGCCTTTGCAGCGGAGTCGAGGCTTGCCTTGTACGCTTCAATCTGTCGCGACAGCTTCAGGTACTCCTCGATCTGCGCCCCGGTCACGCCGGGTGTCCGCATCAGCTCGATCAGCCCGCGCAGTCGTTCCGAGGTGCCCTGGGTATCGACCTCAAGCCGCATCGAGGCCAGCTTGCGCTCCACGTCACTGACGGATTCTTTGATCTTGCTGGTGGCGGCTGTTGCGGTGTTGGCCGCCGCGACTAAGGGCGCCGAGATCCTCTCGCCCAGCCGCTGATAGTTGCGCCCCTCGTTGCTGTAAGAGGCCTGCGGCGCCGTCACGGCTTGGCTGAGTTTCTTTGACCAGTTGAGGATGTCGGAGGACAACTTGTCGATTTCGCGGCGTGCGGCGTTGGCGTCCTCTTTCATCATGTCGCCGATGGCGCGGAACCCCTTGAAATCTAGCCGCGCGAGCGCCGCTAGCTGCGCCGCGATGCCTCCGATTTCGTTCCCGGCTTGCTTGAAAACGTAGGCGACATTGACAGCAAGCACTGCGACAGCTTCGAGCGGAACCAAGAGTTTCGACAGAAACTGGACCAGTGTGGAGGCCGCGTCCTTGAACCCGTTCGTCCGCAAAGCCGCGTTGTTCAGGACGACGGAAAGCACCTCCAGTGCAGGCAAGACCGCCTGCGTAAGATTGTTGATGAAGCCTGTTTGAACCTTGGCCAGCCGCGTCAGGCTGTCATTGAACGCTTCCGCCGAGACTGCGGCTTTGGTGTCGAGCGTCAATCCCAAGGCGTCGGCTTCTTTCGCCAGCGCGTTTAGGCCGTCGCGCCCGCTGTTGAGGAACGGAATCAACTTGGCGCCGGACCGACCAAACAACTCTTGCGCGAGCGCGGTTTTGGCTGCGCTGTTTTCGTAGGCGGCGAATCTTTCTGCGACATCCCCGAGAAGGTCGGTGGTGCTGCGCAGATTGCCGTTGCCATCCGTGATAGAGATGCCCATCGCTTCATAAACGGCCGCGGCGCTTTTGCCGCCGGACGCGGCTTCCGAAGCGTGGCGCGCGAGCTTCGCGAGGCTGGCTCCGAGTTCTTCTTGGGATACGCCCGACAGGTCGGCCGCATAGGTCAGACGCGACAGATCCTCGGTGGTGACACCGATGGATTGCGCGAGTTTTGACGACGCATCCGCGGCATCGATCGCCGACTTCACCATCACGCCAAGCGCAGCGGCGCCCGCGGAAATGCTTGCGCCGAGTGCCACGCCAATTTTCGTGGCCTCTTTGGTCAAGCGGTCCATTTGTTGAGCGGCTTTGCCGACATCGGACGTGAACCGCGCGGTGTCCATCGCCAGCGACACGACCAGGGAGCCTAGGCTGCTCATCTCGATTTCCTTCGCGTGAACGAACCAGCCGCGCCGCGCGACACCATGCCGTCAAGCACCGCGCGCATCTGCTGCGGCGACTGCTTTTCAGGCGGCGGGTTGGCGCGCAGGTCGTAGAACGCCATCCATTCCGTCAGTTCGGCCGACGTCATGCGCCGCAACATCTCCCCGACCGGCATACCCAGCCGCTCCGCCAGCTCGAAACAGAACCGGCGGGTCGGCCGGGCGATCAGTTTCCCTTTGCGGCCTCCACGTCTTCCGCCGCGAGACCGTTCAGCCGCTGCGCCACCTTCGCCACGCGGTCCAACGCCATGCCCGACATCTCGCCCAGCGCGACCGCATCGGCGTCGTTGAACATGCGCTTGCCGTTCTCGTCGACGACGCACGCGGCCACGAGTCGGGCGCGGATGTTGGCGATGTTGGCCGAGCCGTTGCGCGTGGTCGGGACAAGGGACTGCTCCCAGGCGTCCCGAGCCGCGCCCGTCATCTCGGCCACCCTCACCGTGCCGCCCCACTCCGGGACCTCGACATCCTCGGTGCGCAGCGACGTGGCGCCGAGGATGGCGTCGCGATTCAGGAAGCCGCTCATACCGTCACCGGCCCGGTGATTTCGATCGTCACCGACGACTCGATGACGGCGTCGACGTTGGCGGCCAGCGGCACCGACAGCACGAATCCCGTGAAGTAATACGTGGTCGGGTTGGGGCCGTCGGTCAGGACCAACTTGAAGTCGCGCGACTGCCGGTCAGCCTTCGCCTCGACCAACTCGGCGTGCGCCGTGTTCTTCGGGCGGAACATCAAGGTGAACGTGCACTGGCCCTCGTCGGCCAGCCCCATGCGCTTTTCCTTCGCGGAAGAGCTCAGGTCGGTCACGTCGATGACGGCGGCCGAACCGGTCCGGAAGTTGATGTCTCGCGCGTCGGGAATCTGCGTCCACGAGGTCGGCGACACCGTGCCGAGGTCGATGTAAAGGGCGATGCCCTGGGCTTCCAATGCGTTGCTGCTCATTGCAAACTCCTATTTCGCGGTTGATGCCCGTACACCTGGGCTAGAAAGATTTGTCCCAGCAAGCAAACTCTAGCGTCCGCCTGTACAGCCTGGTCTCTGTTTCGAAAGTGTCGTATTCAGCCTGAAGTATTGGCTTGAAGACCAAGTTGCCCGGCAAAGCTGCGCGCGCTTCTCGACCCAGCTCCAACGACTTTGCGCGCGTTCGCTCCCAACAATCAATCTGAACGACGACGCGGTCTATCTTGGCGTGGCCATCGAACGAGTTCTGTGGAGTGGTCGAGATGCGCGTGTACGTTATCCGAGGAACTGCGGCGCCTTCGGGAGCCACTTCGGGATAAACGCGAGTGCCGGCGCGAGTCGGGTGGTTGACGAGAAAAGTGTAAATGTACTTCTCGATGTACTCAAACTCGGTGACCGCGAGGGAGGCTGGCAGGCCAGACGCCGTTCCAACACCAAATCCACCCGAGACGAAAACGCCTTCGATAACGCCCACTGCAGCCGCTAGGCCGCTCGCCGTCGCCGCACCGATGCCAGCTGAGACGCTGGTCTGAATGACGATCTGCGCGCCGAGCCCGGACGCAGTCGCCGCGCCGACGCCAGCCGCGATGATCGTGGCAGTGATGACACCAGATTGGAGGCCCGATGCCGTGCCCGTGCCGATTTCGCCCGCGACGGTGACGCCGGTGCCCAGCGTGACGACGGCGGCCAGGCCGCTGGCGGTGGCCGATGCGACGCCGCCGGCGACGGTCGTCGCCGTGACGATGCCGGCCTGCAGGCCAGAGCCGGCCGCCGAGCCGACGGCGGCGGCGACGGTGGTCGCCGTGGGCACGTTGGCGGCCAGGCCGGTGGCTGCTGCAGAGCCGACGCCGGCCGCGACGTTGGTCGTCAGCCCGATGCTGGCGGCCAGGCCGGTGGCTGCTGCAGAGCCGACGCCGGCCGCGATGGTCGTGGTGATCGAGATGCCGGCCTGCAGGCCCGAGGCGGTTGCGCTGCCGACGCCCGCGGAGATCAGCTCTGCCGTGGAGACGGCGGCCAGCAGGCCCGAGGCGTCGGCCTGGGCGATGCCGGCAGAGACAGTGACGCCGGCTGCGGCGGCCTCCGGCGACCCTCCAACGGCGACGACGCCGATGCCATTCGCGCCAATCGCCGCGCTGGTCATGTCACAGTGCGCGGATCAGCGCATGGACGATGCGCGCAACGTCGGACACGGCCTCGCGGACCTGGGCGGGGGTCATGCGGCCGCGGTCGGTGTCGATGATGTCAAGGCGGGCCATCCGGCCTTGCAGGAGTTCGCGGCGCGCGGCCTTGCGCTGCTCGACGGCCTCGTCGGTCTGGGCTCGGATGGCTGCGGAGCGGCGCGCGGCGCCGGGGGCGCGAAGGGTACTCATGCGGGTAGCTCCGGCCAGGAGGCGGTGACAGCCTCGGCGGCTGCGATGGTCGTGGCGCGTAGGACTCTGTCGCTGGCGTCGTTGCTGGCGTCGATCATGGCCGCGATACCCTGGGCGAGAGCGTCGCGCTCTGCGGATCCGTACACGCCGAGGCTGCGGGAGACTTGCTCCTCGGGCTGGCCGAAGCGAGCGAAGATGCGCTGACGGCACTCGGCGTTGATACGCGCGATGCACTGCGCCTGGATCTGGTCGAGGGGTGGCATGACCCACTGCGCGCCGTCGTACCGGGCTCGGGGGTCCGCAGGCGGTGGAATGAGTTTCCAGTAGGCGGCCTTCGGGTTGCCGGCAGCGGCCCAGCGGGCGTAGACCTCGTCGTCTAGCTCGCGGATTTCCTGCGTGGAGGGTGCGTAGTAGAGGGACATATCAGTAAACCCTCGGATGGTCGGCGACGGCGGTTCCAGTGGTTGTGCCGCTTGTCGCGTTGCGAATTTCTTGATTCGTGCGAACGAGCGGAATGCAAAACACTAGCGACTGCGGGCGGATGCGGTGCGGGCGAAATCCTTTTGCCAAGCTGGCTATTTCATCAGCAGTAAGGGCAACGTTCCACACAGCCAATTCCGCCAGTCGCCCATCAAGGCCGCGGTCAAATGTTCCGCTTGAGCGATTGCCGACTGCAAAATCTCCTGCTGCGTCGCTGGTAATGGACCCACTACCCGCCGCATTTAGGACATATGTAGATTCCACTGTTCCGTTCCGGTACAACAATGATCCCGCAGTCGTTAGTGTTCCGTTCCATGTAACAGCAAGATGAACCCACGTTGTTGACGCAATTGGCACACTATTTGCAGGTGCTAGTTTGTCGTGATTTGTTGTACTTGCGGCAATTACGAAGTCGTAAGATGCTGGCGCATTTGGGTTAGTGGAATCGAACAGCAAAAAGAACTTCTTTTCGTCTTTGCTAATAATTCTTGGAAAACCTCCGCCAGCAGATACTGAATCTCTTTGCAACCATACCGCGTAAGTTAGAGGCCCCATATCGTCCAGATATGAAGGGCTACCGTAGTTGATTCTGTCAGTGCCTGACGCAAAATCAAACGCCATATCACGCCACCTGCTGCAGCTCGACGGCGACGAGTTCAGCGTCGCCGGTCATGGTGTCGCCTGCGGCGTCGGCGTCGCGTCGGATCTTGACCCGGAAGCAGTCGCCCGCCGCCAGAGAGTCGATGGTCGTGCAGGTTATCGTCGTGGTGTTCACGACACCGCTGGTGCCGCTGGTCGTCGTCGTGGCCGTCGTGGCGGTGTCAAACGAGTCGCTGTCGATGTCCTGGCCGGTGGTCTTCTCAAACTCCGCGGCCCAGATGCAAGCGCCCGACGTTGCAGTGCTGGCTGCCCACGAGATGACGACCTTGATCCCGGCCGAGAGATCAGCGCCCTGCGGGATGTCGCCGACAAACACCGCCGACTCGTCCGTGCCGGCGTCAAAGTCCAGCACAGCCACCGAGTTCCGCGTATCCAGCGTGGCGAAGTTCGTGGCCGGCGGCTGGTTGTCCAGCGGCGTGAAGACCGCCAGCGTCCGCTGCGATGTCCACGTATTCGCCGCACCAGCCTCGATGATGACCGTCGCCGTAGCCGCCGAGGTCAGACTCAGGGCGCTGCCTGACGATGACCCCACCCTCGTTCCGCGCGTCAGCGTGGTGCCAGAGTGCGTGTACGTGCAGCCGGTGCCGATCTCCCAGGCGTTGCTGGTGTCTTCCCAGAGGATCGAGAACGTCTTGGCGTTGTCGCCAGAAGCGAACGCGACGTAGCCCGTGCTGGCGGCGTTGAGCGTGGCGGTGCCCGTGCCGGGAGCCCCGGTCACGGTCATCTTGACGCGGTTCAGATAAATGTCGGCCATGGCCCGTGCCTTTCAGGCTCAGCCGCGCATCACGACTGCGCCAGGCGCAGCACGTCGTTGTTGGCCCCGTTCCACTCGATCGTCACCGGGCCCGCGGTGTTGCCGATCGGGCCGCCGAGATCGACGTAGGCCACGGCGCGCTTGCTCGCGTCCGTGTTGTTGTAGATGATGCCCCAGGCGGCATTCGAGAATCCACCGCCCGCGTCCTGGTTGATGGTGACGTCAGTCAGACGCCAGTCTGCGCCTGAGGCGGTCAGCGTCCACGAGTTGACCGTGAGCGTGATCGGGCCCGTGTAGGCCGTGCCGGTGGCGACCTGGTTGGTCGAGAAATTCGTCGTGCCCGTGCCGCCCCAGTGCGGGGCGGTGGTATTCACGCCGGGCGTCGTCGTGCTGGTGACGATACCCAGGCGCCAGGCGTCCGAATCCATGTCGTGAATCTTGTTGCCCAGGTCGTGCAGGCCCTGTGCAAACCACTTAATGTCGCCTCGTGCCATTTTCAGATACTCCTGTCAGTAGAGCTATGCGGCGTTCGCCGCGGCTTTGGTTTTCTTCTCGATGTCGGCCGCAAGCCTCGAAATGCTGGCGGCCATCCTCTTGCGAAGCTGCGCGAGTTGTTCGTTGCGGGTGGAGTTGAAGGCGGGGCGCAAGAACGGGCGCGCCGCCATTTTGCTCGTGCCGAACTCCAGCCACCACCAGTAGAAAGGATCGTCCGGGTTGTCTCGGCCTGCGTGTCCCGTCTGAGCTTTGAACTTGCGACGTTGCGCCGACTTGAGAGGCTTTACGCGGACAATGACCTCGTAAAGCCCATTCTGGCCTTTGTTGATCCTGCTGCGGCTTGCGCGGATGGCGCGTTTCACGGTGCCTGGCTTGCGGCGTCCGGCGGCGACCATCGGGTCCCCCGCGTCAAGTTGTGGCGCAAGCTCGATCGCCCTATTGCGCACGACGCGAGCCGCGCCGCCGAGTGCGGCAAATATGGCCTTCTTGCCGAGTTCTTGCGGCATTGCCTGAAGGCCGGCTAACAACTCTTTCAGGCCCGCGATGCGCGTTTCGACATCTGTGGCAGAAGACCTCCCGGCAACCCGCGCCATAAGCGCGTTATTTGCGAACTGGTAGATCTTCGCGGTCATGTTGCGTCGGCTCCTGGGCGTTTAGCGATGATGCGCAGTCCGCGGTTTCGCCCAATCTCCAACACCGCGGTAATGTCGTAGATTTCCTGTTTCCAAACGACGCGGTCCGTCGGTTCAATGTCTGTGCGATATCTGACCCTGAACTCGTAGGCTTCGCCGACTTGGAACTGCTGAGCCAGGAAAGGTTCGCGACCAGACACAGGTCGAACATCGGCGTACAACTCTGTGCGTGGAGAATAAGAAATGTCTTCGCCGCCGATTTCGTCGCGGGTGGCGACCTTCCTTTCGATGCGCACGCGGCGACGAAAAGATTGTGCGCGCAAAGAATCCGCGCTCATGCGAGTTGAATCCGGTACGGCTGAACTAAAGACTCGACCGCACGTTGCACCCGGTCATAGTCCGCCGGTGCAAGGTCGTCGTACAACGCCTGCGTCTGCAGGATGATCGCCCGCTTGAGCGGCGCGGGGACGTTGGCCGCGTACTGCGCCTGCGTCGTCGGGTTGTTGGTCGACGGGTGGTAGCCTGCGAAATACGTGATCTGGACTGCGTCCGGCCGGTCGTACAGCGTTGGCGGGATGAACGTCGACTTGAAAACGATCTGCGGCAACTGCTGATCGGGCAGGATGTAGTCCGACGCGGGTATCGTCTGCAGCACATTGTCCGCGTCGTAATACCGCACGGCGAACACCGACAGGATCGGTGGGTAGTGCAGCGCCAGCGCCGGCACCGCGCGGAACCGCTGGGTTGGTGTGTACACCGCGTAATCCGTCGGCCGTGGCGGGAGCTGAGGATAGCTCACACGCAGCTCGCGACGGATCAGCGAGAACCGGCCCATGTGCTCGACGTGCTTGGTCGCGGCGGTGATAAGTGACAGCAGCAGAGCGTCGTCCGGGTGTGTCGCTGGCGACCCCTCGGTGTCCAGTCGCAGCGACGAGTACACCTCGGGCAACGTGACCGGATCGAACGGCGCGGCGACAACGGTTGTGACGTTCACGCACAACCCCTTTCGACCAACTCATTGCGCTCCGCATGCCAAAACGCCGCCCCGGGCGCGTCCGCATACGCCGGGAAGGCCGGAATGCCCGCGGTCCAGTGCAGCAGCTTCGCGCCGGAGACGCGCTGGCCTTCATCGACCAGCCGGTTCCACTCGCTGGGCAGTGCGCCGATGTCCTCCTCGTCCAGCCATTCGAACTGTAGCAGCCGCCCCATTGAGGCCTCGCGCACCGCGCCATACGTCGCCCACGCCCACGCCGGGTGTGCGCAGTTGATCAGCATCACGCTTGCCCAGTTCTTGCGCGGGTAATCGCGGTTCGGCGCCTCCATCGAAGTGCCCAGGTACTTGCGCGGGTGGCGCGTGGTGTACGCGTGCTGCACGACTTGGACCGCGAACCGGTCGTCGTGCATCTTGGCCAGCTCGGCGACGTCCCCGCGCATCAGCATGTCGGCCCCGTCGACGAACATTGCGCGGCCTGAAAACCCCATGAGGTACGGGATCAGGAACCGCGAGGCGGTAAATGCGTTTGTGCCCTCCGCAAGACCGGTGGACGACAAGGGGGCCACCGCCACAGGAACGGACGCGTGACGAAACAGGCTGCGCAGGAACACATGCAAGCCGATTTCTTCACGAGGATCGTTGCCGCAGAAAAGCGTGATCATACCCAATTATACCTCGGAAACATGTGTGTGGCTCATCAGCCTTTGACCGCCTCAAGGCGAAAATCCCGCACGCGCCGGCCCGCCGGATGAAAGACTGTGTCGCACTCGACAACGTCGCTGAAGCCGGCCGCTTGGACCAGCGGGCGCAGTCGCGCGAACCACCATCCCGACCGATGCATCATCAACGGGTCCCGCAGCGTGTCGTCGCCGTAAAGCGCCCACATGTGCGCTTGATCCGGGTGCTTGCCGATGCGCACATCATCCGCGAGGTTCCGCGCGGCCTTGAGCACGTCGGGCATCTCCAGAATCAGCGCGCCGCCCGGTCGCAGCACTCGCGCCCACTCCGAAAGTAGCCGCGGCACCTCCCAGGCGTAGACGTGTTCGACCAGATGAACCGCCAGCACCTCGCGGGCCGACCCGTCCGGGAACGGCAGCCGGTCTGCCTGGCACACATGCTCGACCCCTGGGCGCGCGACCGCGTCCACGTTGATGTAACCGTCGAGGATGCGCTTGCCGCACCCGACATTGATTCTCATGGTCGACTCTCCAGCAGGTAGTGCATCCAAGACCACGCTTGCGGGGCGTCCTGTTTGTGCCATTCGAACCACGACAATTTGCGCAGGAAGTCAGCGCGTTGAGCGCGCGTCGGCTCTGGGTTGCGGTCGTACAACACAGCTGCCGCGCCGCCGTCGCACCACACCGGTACCCCCGCGGCGCAGGCGTCGACTGCGACATTGCTGTGGCGACAGACCAGCGCCCGCGCCCCGATTAACGCTTGCTCGATCGAGGTGCCCGACAGCATCGGTAGCCCGTCCAGCGGCACCGGCGTGCCCTTCGGCCGCCACACGATGCGTGCCCCGGGCCATCGTTCGCGCGCGAGCTGTAGTGCCGTCCGTTCCCACTGCAGTGGTTGCAGGCCGAGCGCTTCGACGGATTTGCGACCCAGCCCGGCGAGCAGCACGTGACCTGCCGGTTGCGCGTCTTCGCGGAGCACGAACTTGCGTCGTGCGGGCGCGTCGCCGACGAGCGCCAGATGCACGGCCGTCGGATGCGGCTCATCCACCGACATGCGCAGCGAGTCGACCCGATCCCAATACGCAAGGTCCCAATAGACGACGCGGCCGCCGGCCGCGCGATGCTGCGCGACGTATCCGGCTCGCGCCGGGTTGCCGGCGCCGTAAACCGCGATTACCTCGCGCCGCCCGGTGTAGACCGCCGACGCTCGGACCCAGTTGGGCGCGGTGTTGCGCAGGGCGGTAAAGAAGCGCTTGCCTCGGGCGCTCGCCGGGCCATCGCAGATCAACTCGACACCCGGGATCACGCGCGCGCCTCCCGCGCCAGGATCTCGTGCATCTTGGCGGCAACCGCACGCAGGGACACAACCGGCGCAACCGTCGTCATCCACTGTGCCACGCGTCGCCGCTCGGCCAGCGGGGTAAGCGCGTCCAACGCATACTTCAGCTCCGTAGGTGTCTCGACAAAGCGCTCCGCGCCCGGTACCCGTAGGTCGAGGTAACCTTGTTCCGGAGAGCCGACGAACGGGATGCCGGCGGCCTGCGCGTTGGCGAGCTTAACGCCGCTCTTCCAGTGTCGCGGGGCATAACCTTCATCCTCGCGCAGCCCCAGCGCGATGTCGAACTCCGCGTACATTTCGGGTGTCGCGTGCCCGAGGACTGCCACCCACCCACGACGCTTGCATTCGGCCTCGACGACGTCGGCCCAATGACCGAGCTGCACCAGCGAGCCGTCGTACCCGACCGTGTGCACGCTCTCGCGAATGTTGTATGCCCCGACAGGCTCGCGAGCATGGTGCGGGATGCACGCAGCCCGGAAACCTTCGCGCTCGATGTCTTGCACCATTTTGCGGGTGCTGGCGACGACCAGTCGTGGAGACACCCGCGTGAGCTCTGCGCGCAACCACGCGCGGGCTTCTTTCTCGGTCCACGCGTTGCCGACGGGCTGCGGCCACGCGTCGACTATGTCCCACACCAACGGCACCCCGGCAGCACGGCACGCGGCGGCGAGCGACGGGTTGTGGCGCTTGACAGCCACGACGACGTCATAACCCGCGACGTCGAGCGTGCGAGGCCGCAGCTCCGCCCCGAGAGCCGCGCCAAGTTGCTCGGCCCGGATTTTCCAGCTGCCCGCAGTGGGGCGGTCGCCCGTGAACAGGATTTTCATGGCCGGCGCGTCCCGAACGCCACCACCTCGCACCGGGGCAGGTGCGGGTAATCGTTCTCGCCAGACAGTCCGCGTAGGAACGCATCCTGCCGCAGCCCGTTGGATGCATACGCGATTTTGGCCCAGCGGATCTCGGGGGCGAAGATTTCCTGTACCGCCTCGGCGGTGAATCGCCAATAGTCGTGCGGGTAGCCATGGTGACGCCAGACGAACGGCACCGACAGGTGCAGCGTGGCCCCGATGCGCATCAGTCGTACCAGATTCTGCGCCACGAGCCACGGCCGGCGCGAATGCTCCAGCACCGACAGGCACTCGACGTGATCAAACTTGCCCAGCGCGCGAACGTCACCTTCAAGGTCCAGCACCACATCGACGCCGTCGCCCGGGATCGCGTCCACCCCGACGACGTTGGTGTAGCGCTTGCGTCGGTCGGTCTTGCCCGGGTAGACGCGCGACCCGGCGACAAGCACGCGCGCGTTTTCCGGCACGCGCACATACCGGCGCTCGAAATCTTCACCAGCGGCAAAGTCTGCGAATGGCTTCGCCACTACGCACCTCCTCCATCTCCCACATCGCCCACGCCAGTCGCCGGAACATGGCGAGCCTCGCCGCGTCGTCCCGGACTGTCGACTCGCCGATCCGAGCGCACGCTTGTGCGCCGACGAACGCGGGGTGCTCGTACCACACAGGCACCCCAAGCGCCAGTGCACGCAAGGCCGCGGAGCTTGCCCAGGTCAGCACGCCCCGGGCCTTCGCAAGATCGTCCTCCAGTGGCACGGCAGACGTGTCGGTGCCCGGATGCGGCCGAACACGCGCGCCGTGGTGACGCGCGGCCCTCTCCGCCCACTGTGACGGGCTGGCAATGCCTTCGTGGCCGATCGAGCGCTGGCCCAGCGCGATCAGCTCTCCGTCGTCGCCGCACCATCCGGCAAGCACCTGTCCCCAGCCGTCCCACCGTTCGGGTCCGTCGTCTTCGAAGTTGCCGCCGACCGTCGCGGGATTGTCGCGAGCCAGGCTGCACCACGCACCGGGCCGCCACGAGTTGTCCAGCGGGCAGTTCTCGGCGACCAGCACCGTGGCGCCAACTGCGTCGAAAAGCCGCGCCATCGCGTCTCCGCTCCCGTACCGATTCCAGATGAGCAGGAGGTCGTCGGGGCGCGGGTCGGACAGGCTGGTGACGACGCTGAACCCAGCCGCCTGCAACCCCTGTGTGAAGGAGTCGCGCCGGTAATGCAGCGCGGGCCGCAGCAGGTTTAGAGCGCGGCGCACGCCTGGACCTCCGCGGCGAGGGTCGAGAAGCGGAACGCCTGCAATGCGGATCCGGGCGTGCAGTTCACGATGTCACACCCCATGCGCTCCGCGGCAGGCCGGATCGAGGCGAAGCGCCGAATGAACAGCGCGAAGTGCTCCGGCGGCGTGTTGCGCAGCCCCGCGGGGTGCTTGCCGTGCCAGTGGTCGCCGTGCATGTCCACGCCGAGCAGCAGCACCCGCGTGGCGCCCGCGTGCATCGCGATGTGCAGCGCCTGATACGTGCTGTTCGAGCCGGTGCGCACGGCGCCCGGGTCCGGGTCGAATCCCTCGGCCCCCGTGTTGCGCAGTCGCAGGACGCCCGGGGCGCCGGTCCCCGCCGTGACGCGCAGCCCGGCGAAGCGCCGGGCGTCCGCGTTGTCGGCGTGCGCCCACCACTCGGCGTCCGCCGCGTACAGCATGTCAGCCCACGGGGCGAGTCGATGCGTGGTGTTGATGGCGATGGCGGGCAAGCCGGCTTGCCGAACCTCGTCTGCGGTCGCTTGAGACATGGACGGCCCGCTGGCGAGGATGGCGACCGTTGCGCCGGGCCACATCCGCGGCACGGCCCACCATGTCGACTCGCTCACCACTTGCTCCCGTCCGAGCCCATCTGCGTCAGGTCGCGCCCCGCTCGGCCCTCGGCCCCACGGTCGCCCTTCTCGCCGCGCATCCCGTTGCGCCCGTCGCGTCCGCGCTTGGCTGCGAGCTGCCACAGGGTGTCGGTGCCGGGCTTGCTCTGGCCGTCGCCCGCGCGGCGGACCCACAACGAGCCGTCCCACGTGACCGTGTCGCCCTGGGCGTACTGCTGATCGACCCAGACGCCCCGATACTGCATCGTGGGCACGGAGACGGATTTCTCTATGATCTTGCCGCCGGTCAGCGACAGCCGCACGACGACCCCGCGGCCGTCGTCGGCAAGCGCCATGTCCGCGGAGCAGATCCCGCGCATCACCACCGACCAGCCGGCCCGCTCATAGTCGCCGCTGGCCGCAACGGGGTCGGTGGCGCGGTACGCCCGCAGAAGACCACCATCGTGCGCGATGTAGGTGCCCCGCGGATAGCTGCGCGCCGTGTCCAGGCCGTCCAGCACCTCGATCTGCGCGGCGTCCTTGCCGTCGTCGCCGCGCTCGCCCTTGTCGCCTTTCTCGCCGCGTTCCCCGGTTGGGCCGGCATCGCCCTTCTCGCCACGATCTCCGGCGTCGCCTGCGGGGCCGGCTGGCCCGGGGTCGCCCTTGTCGCCTTTCTGGCCGCGTTCCCCGGCCGGGCCGGTGTCGCCCTTGTCGCCGCGATCGCCCGCGGGGCCGGCGTCGCCCTTTTCGCCACGGTCGCCAGCGGGGCCGCGCTCACCCTGGGGGCCAGCAGAACCGACGACACCGATGTCGCCGCGCTCACCCTTCTCGCCGCGCTCGCCGGCCGGACCCTGGTCGCCCTTCTCGCCGCGGGCGCCTTTCTCGGGCTGGCGGGATTCGAGCGCCTGGACGCGCTCCAACAGTGGGGCCAGCGACTTGGCGATGTGCCCGGTGATGGCCTGGAACAGTTTCTCGACGTTGTCTGCCATGACGCTGGCCTTTCAGTCTGTGTGATTGTGCGCGGCGCGGCACTCTCGATAGATCGACGCCACCTCGATCAGTTTGCGCGTCGTCTCACCGAACGTGTCACCGTCCAACGGCGTCAGCGGCGGGCATGCGGCGATCTGCAGCGGGGTCGGGCCGACGACCGGTGAGGGCCTCGTTGACAACGTCTCGCACCCCTGGAGCATGAACGCAATCGCGATACTCGACACGAGTTTGTATTTCACGCTCGAACCTCTGCTGTACTGTTCGATTTTCGACCTTGATGCGGCTGATGGCGTGTGCTGCAGCCGAGGCGGCGGACTCGGCGGCCTTTGCGCTGATCTGCTCGTCGCGGAGGCACCTGGCGGACTGCAGCTCTTGTCCGTCGGCCCGCCCCTTCAGGTACGCCACCCCCGCCAACACCGTGGCAGCGGCCAGAAAGTACGGCGCGGCAGCGATCATCGGTGGCCCGCCCGATAGTCGCGCCAGCGGCGCCACAGCGCGTAAGCGGCGCCGGCCAGCACGACGGCCAGAAGGACCCACCGGATCGGATCGGTCGGTGGCGTCTCAGCGGCCTGCGTGACTGCGGTGCGCGTCTCGGTCAGGATCGGCAAGACCTCGACGACGGCGAGGCCGGTAGCGGCCACGGTGGCCGACCCGGCGCCGGCCGCGGTGCCGGTGGCGACGAACGGGCGCTCGGGCGGCTTGTGCGCGAGCCAGCGAGCGACGTTGAAGCCGGGGCACGCCTTGTTCGCGTATTCGTTGTGACCGCTCACGCGTTTGATCGAGGGATACTTCGCGCGCAGCTCGGCGATCAGTTGCCGCAGCGCCACGTCCTGCTCGCTGGTGTAGTGATCTTCGAAAGCGTCGTTGGTCGAGGCGCCGTGCCCTCCGATCAGACAGATGCCGGCGGCGCGCTCGTTGACCTCGCGGTTGACCAGGGCGCCGCTACGCTCGATCGGGCGGCCGGTGTAAACCTGTCCGTCTTGATCAATGACGTAGTGATATCCGATGTCGGACCACCCTCGCTCGACCATGTGCCAGCGGCGCATCTCGGCGACTTTCTCGGTGCCGGGTCTGCCCGCCATCCAGCTAGGCCGGCTGGCCGCGCAGTGGACGCTGATCTCGGTGATCGTCCTCACGACGGATCCTTCGGCGGGGTCAGGGCGACGGCGCGACCCTGCGACAGCAGCCGCCCGACGATGGTCGACAAGGCCAGCACGCCGACGAGATTGTCCGGCGTCCAGCCGATTAGGCCCAGAATCGCGGCTTGCTTTTCCTCGCTGAGTTGCGACCAGATCAGGATCGCGGTGGCAATCTGGACCGACAACCAGCGGTGGGCCCGCGTCCAGTCTTCGACCAGCCAGCGATCGAGATGTTGCTTGAGCGTCATGGTGTGTTGCTCCGAATGCTGTTGCGGATGGCTTCCCAAAGAGCGAAGGCCAGAAATCCGGCAGCGGCCCACAGGCCGGCCGTCAGGACTTTGCTCATCACGTCGGACTTCAGCCGGTCCCAGCCGGTGGCGGCGCGGATGGCTTTCTCGTGCGCGAGGCGGTGGCCGTGTGGGTCGCCGCCGGGGAAGGCTGAGGCGAAGGTCTGGCTCAGCCGGTCGAAGCCGGAGTCGAGGTGATCCATCACCCGTTTCTCGTGGCGCTCCAGCGCTTCGCTGATCAACACCTTAACCCGGTCTTCTGTCAGATCACTCACGTTGCGACCTTCAAACGGACGTGCCGGCGCTTAAGTTCCGACGGGTTGGTGGAACGACGCGTCAGGCATGGGCGAACTTCTCCAATAGCTTTTCGACGAGCACTGCGGCCGCCCTTTCCTCTTCGTCCTGCTCGTCGTCAGGTTGCGGCGCGGACGGGGACGCGGGCGCCGGTGAGGGTGCCGGGGCCGTGCCGAACGGGTCGGCCTGCGCGTCGCGGCGGGCCAGCGCGGCCAGCGAGTAATTCTGTTGCTGCAAATACACCGCGTCGCCGCCCTCGACGGGCGGGAGGTTCATCTTCGCCCGCGCCTCGTCCGGTTTCATCAAGGCGCCGCCCACAGCCTTGCCCAGCGCGTCGATCCGCGCGGCGGAGTCCATGCGCAGCAACCCGTCAAGGTCCAGCTCGATCTCGTAGCCCTCGGACCCCGCGAGCGCGTCGGTCAGCAACCGCTCGACCGACTCAATGTACCACTGCAGGCACCCGGAGTAATACTGCGTCTCCAGCGCCTCGACGTTGCCCGCCGTGGGCATGGGGCCGGCCGCGATCTTGTAGAGCGGCACCGAGAAACACCGCCCCACGTCCTCAACGGTCCACGACAGTTGCTGCATGAGCTGTGCGTCCTGCGCCGGGATCGTCATCGGCTCGTACTTGAGCCCGTCGCCCAGGACGGCCAGCCGACCGATGTTGAGCCCCGCAAAGTTGCGCTCGAACTCCGTCTTGAGCCGCACCGCAGTTTCCGTCGGGATTGTGCCCGGGCCGGTCAGCATACCCGACGGGCGCGACATGTTCTCGAAGAACTTGGCCGAGTTCTGCTGGATCCTCGTGCCCTGGGTGACGCTGGCGGCGCACGCGCTGATCGGGGACACGCCGACGAGCGGGTGCCACAGCGTGACGTGCCGATCATGGATCACCTCGGAGGCCGGGACCGTCATGCCGGACTCGGCCTGTGCAAACGGGTCGCCGCCCAGCGCGTAGTACACATCGCCGTCCGGCGTCACCATGGGCATCACGGTGCGCGGATCCAGCACCAGCAGCTCCACCGGGCGACCACGCAGGGTGGCCCGACGGATCAGAACATACGTGTTGCCGAAAAACAGCTTGCTCGTCATCCAGTACGTGACGAATTGCAGCCAGTTTTGCGAGCGGTTCGGCCGGCGTAGCAGCCCGGCGATTTCGTCCGGCCCCCGCGTGGGCATCATCACGCCACGCGACTCCTCGATGAACCGCGGCCGCAGCTTCGCCACGTCGGTGGCGATGCGCGAGACGCAGGCGTACACCGCCCCGAACGTGGCCATGTCGCCCAGCCCGACCAGCCGGGGCGTGACACCCTCCTGCCAGCCGCCGGGATACGTCTCTCGGATCCAGCCGCTCAGGTACGACGACGGGAGCCGCGTGACAGCGGCGGCAGCTTTCGTGATCCGTGCGACGGTGTCGCGCAGGACTCCCATGCGCGTCAGTCCGCGCTCAGTGACGTGGTGGGCGCGCGGCGGGGTCGACCGCGCGGACGCGGCCGGACGGCAGCCACGTCGGGCACGTCGGGCACGTCGTCGTGTTCTTCGGCGACGTAGGGGTCCGCTCGACCGGTGCGCATGAGATAGCTCGCGTCGACCACCGTTGCGGTGAAGCGCTGTCCCGCGACGAGGTCGCGCCGCTCGTAGCGCATCGGTTGCCGCGCAACCAGCTCTTTCGTGTCCATGGCGGCCGGATCCTTCGTGAAAAGGGGCCGGCCCCTCGTCTTACGACGGGAGACCGACCCAAAGTGGCGCTCGCGCGCCAGGAGGAGACACCTTCACCACCCGATCACGAACCGTAGCGCTGCGCGCCGTCGATGTACTGGACGGCGCCCGAGCGACGCTTGGTCCAGTAGATCCAGCGGTCGACCTTGACGCCGACGAGGCCGTTCTGCCACAGGCTGACGAGCGACTGCGCACCGGTGCTCGGGGCGTCGTTCATCTGCAGGCTGGCCTCCATCGACGCGTCGATCATCATCTGGCCGTCGTCGGCGAGCAGCACTTCGGCCTGATTCACCAGGATCAGGTGCTGATCGCCAGGCGAGCCGCTCGGGGCGACGGCGTTGCTGGTGATCGCGGGCAGACCATAGAACGTCCCGCCGGCCATGCCCATCCCTGGGAACGCCGGGGTGTCTTGGTTGGTCCGCAGCAGCGACAGCGTGATCGCCAAGGACGGCGACATGACCCACACACCGGTGGCCAGCGACTGGTTCGTGGAGGCGTAAGCCTGCATGATCGCGCCCACGTCGTCGTCGATCGCCGCGAGCGTGGCCCCCGAGGCAGCGCGCGGCGTGACGCCGTTCGTCAGCGACGGCGGCGAGACGTTGGCCACGCCCGCGAACGCCGGGTCGATCAGGCGCTTGTCCAGGAACTCGGCGATGCCGTCGATCAGGTCCTGACGGACCAGCGCCTCGGCCGAGGGGTTCGACAGCCGCGCCAGCTCGGCGGTGATGACGACGATCGCCGACGCCTTGCTCCACGGGAGCAGAATGTTGTCGAACGCCACCTCGCGCACCGGGACCGGGGCGCCCTCGCCGACGAACGATCCGGTGGCGCCGTTCGTCTTGCGGGGGATGCGGACGTTGAAGGGGACGCGGCGCACGGAGCCCATGCGGCCCAGGATCGTCGCGTTGCGGAGCAGGTCGACGAACTCGCTGACGAGGTCTTGGTACTGCACCAGCGGGCCGGCCCACGTCGTGTCGCTGGTCGTGCCGGCGTCGACGGCGGCCCTCAACACGATGTTGACCTCGGGGGTGTCTTTCCACACCTGCGACAGGCGCTCGGCCTGCATCAGGTTGCCCTTCGCGACGGCGAGCGCCATGGCGTACCGGGTGAACGCCGTGCCTTGCGGCAGGTTGCGCCGCACGCTGATCGGGCCACGGCCGATGTCGACGCTGGATCCGGCGGTGTCCGGACGACCGGCGCCGGCCGTGACGGGCACCGCGCGGGCGACCATGGTGGACTCGTGGGCCTTCAGGCGCTCGACGTGCGCGTCGATCGACTTCAGGTCCGCGGCCAGCCCGTCGTACTCCTCGGTCTCGGACTCGTCGAGGGTGCGGCCCTCTTGACCGGCGAGCGACATCAGCTCGTCCATTCGCTCGGTGGCGCTCTTGCGCCGCGTGTCGAACGCGGCCAGTTGTTCGGAGATCTTCATTGCTTGCCCTTTCGCGGCGGAATTGTGGGTTGCGGAACGAGAACCCGAGTCGCCGGGCTTGGAGGCAGCGGACACGGACACCGATGCGCGCTTCTTGGTCGTCCCTGACGCGGGACTGCGCGTGGCTGTGTCGGCCGCCTTGCGGACGGCCGTGTCGGCTGCCTTGATGCCGGTGATGCTCGCATCACCATTCATGGGGATGGTCACGGCGGAAAGTTCCAGCCAGGACCATTTGATGTATCGGCGGGCGTAGCTGCCCTCGATTCGGGCGCTTTCCAGGCTCTGGAAGCCGATCGAGAGGCCGCGGACAAGGCCGGCCTTCATCATGGCCCATGCCTCCTCCAACCGGCTCTTCAGCGCGGGCGGCTCGTCGACCGAGGCGACCTCGCCCTCGATAGTGATGCCCTTCGCGGTGACCTTCGCGCTGGTGATCCAGCCGACCGGGTCCGCGCTGTTGTGTTGCCACAGGAACGGGATCGGAAGCGCGAACTCGGCGCCTTCGGGCTCGACGATGTCCCCTGCGCGGTCGACGCTGGGGGTGGTGGCGATGCCGGAGAACCGGCGCGGGCGCTTGTCACCCTTGTCGTCGTCGTACTCGTCGAGTGCTTTCAGCTCGAAGGTCGACCATGCGCGGATCGTCGTTGTCATTGGCACCTCACAGGAAAAGCATCTGGTACTCAGGCGCGGTGTCCGCCGGTTTGTTGGGCATGACACCTACCGCCATCGTCAGAGCCACCAGTCCATCAATACGCCCTGTGGACTTGTTCTTGGCGAGTTTGCGGTTTCCAGCTTCGTCAGTCACAACAACCGCATTCGCCGCGCACATTGTCAGCACGGGGTGATTCCCGTGGCGGAGTTTACCACACAGCAGTTTTTCCTCGACAGCCCGCAACGCCGGGGACATGGACGCATACCCTTGCCCAAAATCGACGAACTTCTTATCGATGACGGCTTCGGTAAAACCCTCTTCGATTAGCCACGGGCGTAAGAACCGCATGTTGTACCGGTCGAAGGCCAAGAAGGCGACGTTATGGCGCTGGAACATCTCAAACAGGTGCTTGGCGATGAACCGATATTCGATCGCACGTCCGGGCGTGGTCCGCAACAGGCCCTCACGCCGCCAGACGTCATAAGGCACCCGGTCTGACTTGGCCTTTTCTTCAAGACCATCTTCCGGCAACCAGAACGTACTGTGCACCCCGCCGGTATCGTCAACGAGCACCAGGGCAGCCAAGTCGCTCACGGACGCCAAGTCCAGCCCGCCGTACAAGGTCCGGCCGTCCATTTCACCCGGTGCGTCGCCATTGGTGCGCCACACGTCGCGGGAGATGAACGGGCTGCGGGCCTCGATGCGCTGGTTCAGGACGAGGTTGCGATACCGGGCTTCGGCCGTCGGCATGCGCTTGGCCTTGTGCGCCTGCCTGAGCACCTCATCCTTGTTCATGAAAACGTCGTAGTGCGGATTCGCCCTGCGGATGGCGTCCTCACTGAACGGATCCATGTCCACGGGCGCCGCATACAACACCACCTTGACCATGGGGTCCGCCCCGGTCAGTGCGTCGTCGATCAGTACGGACAGCAGGTCCGCATCAGTCGGGGCTTGTGTGCTGATGACGATAGAGAGCGGGGTATCCTGCGCCGCGCTACCGGTCTCAATTGCGTCGTACAGCTCGGACCGTGGACCCCGGACCTGCCCCAGCTCGTCGTGAACGGTAAACACCGGGCTGAAACCGTAGGACGTGCTGGCCTCGGCGCTGAGCGCCCGGTAAACGGTGCCCAGTTCAGGACAGAGCAGTTGTTTCGCCGTGTCCCGGATCTGCACGACATTCAACAGGTCCGGGGACATCCGGACCACCTTGGCCGCCAGCTCGAACAGGATTGCGGCCTGCTCGCGCGATTGGGCCGTGCTGAACATCTGCGAATTCGGTCGATGTTCCGGTCCGCACAGGTGAAGCAGCAACAAAAACGCAGAAAACGCTGTCTTGGCGTTCTTGCGGCCCATCGACAGGATGAACGTGCGGGTCGGCGAATCGTAGATGTCGGAGAGCCACTTTCGCTGCTCGGGCGTCAGCCGCAGCGCCTGCCCGACATACTTGCCCTCCGGGATGCGGCAGTAACGCTCAATCCACTCGGCGTTATAAGTGGACCGCAAGCCGTGGCGTTTAGCCCCACGGTTTGCCACTGGTCCCGTCTCCCGCTGGCTGCGCACCGCCGACCACACCACGTTTCCACTTGGTGTTCGCCTTTTGCTCGTCCCACTTGGCCGACTGGCTCAGTCGCATCTTGACGGCCAGCGAGGCGATCTGCCGGGCCAGCATGTCCTGCACACGGAACACCGGGTTGGCGACCTCGGCGCCGGTCGGATTGATGATTGTCGGTTCGGCGTCACGCGTTAGCCGCGTTACCCGTTCGTGCTTGGCCACAGCCACGACGTAGGCATACAGCAGCGGGAGGTCCGGGGCGCTGAACCAATCGACCGGGAGCGGGTTCACAACCGAGGTCCAGATCTCGCGCTCCCGCTTGTTCAGGTCGGACGGCGGTTCCGGTCGCGTTCGTAGGCTGGTGACCACGCTGAGCGCATGGCTCGCGTCACCTACGGAGGTCGCTGACTTGCGGCCGTTTTGTTGCATGGCGTCTGGTACTCCTAAATGCCCTGGGCTTAGCCAAGTCCGGTTTCACGGTCGGTCGATGTGG